GTCGTCCCTCTTTTTTCATGCTTTGCCTCCTGCCGGGGTAATCCGCCCCGGCCCGATTGTGCGTTTGCCCCATTTTGCGTCATTAAAGGGTAAAAAAATTTACTTCATTATTTCGAGCAATCTCTGAATGAGAGTATCGCACTCTGCCAGCCGCTTCTTGCTCTGCCTGTTATCCTGTACTGCCTGCCGGAACTCTGCGCTATCCGGGTTATCTGCAAGCTCTACAATTCTCTGTGCCGAACTATCCGCCAAGTTGGCTGTCTCAAATTTGCTATGGGAAAGAATTGCCTTGATTGTTCCGGCCTCTGCGGTAGTCAAAGTCTTTGCTTTGAGCTTCTCATTCTCCGCAGTAAGTTCAGAAACGACCGCCTTAATGCTCATCACCTCGTCTGCAATAATTTCAACATTTTTCTCTGCTGCCTCTGCCCTCTGCTTCATGCTGCAGGCGAAATCGTTGTCAATGTTCTCCTCCGCAATCTCGAAACACCCCTCAAAGGCCGTCCCGACGTAACTGTTCTCTCCCAGCTCCTCTACGATTTTTCTGATCTTCTCTAATGCCTTGCGCTCCTGCTCTTTTGTCGTCATAGTTTTCTTCTCCTCTCTATATAGCCCTTGCCCAGCTTCTCCGCCTGTCCGGCATGAAAATGTTCAGTTCCACATCAACAGTCGCCCGTTCCTCGTAATCATGGCAGATTTCGCATTTTACAAGGACAACTCCGAGTTCGTCGATTTTTCCGTCATGGTAGTATCCAGTAACTTTGCAATTATCAGCTTTCAATGCTTTATTTGCACATCTTTCCGCTTTCTTGATTTCGCTCGGAAGCAACTGTTCAAATGATTTCATAATCTATACCTCCTATGCCCCGTTCCGGGTAATTTCTTGTGTTCCTTGCTTGATTGTGATTTCATTATAGCCCCTATTTGGGGCATTGTCAACCAAAACCAAAAAGTTTTTTCTAAAAATGTCACGTTTTGGGGCATTTTGTTGACTGTGCTGTACTTCATATAGCAGATAAGCATGAAATTGTGGACTTTGCCCCATTCCGGGCAAAAAAAATAAAGCCCCTCCCACAGATTTCTCCATGAGAGGGGCTTTCGTCCTCCGTTTAGGTGGCATTGTCCCGGCGGACTTCCATAAATCATAAATTCATATCCCGATATTTGAGCGGCCTTTACTCCGCCTGTTCTGCCTTTGTCCCGGCTCCTGCGTCGAGCTGGTTAATTGCCGTCTGCAGGTAGGAGGCCGCTGTAGCTGCCGCCGTGGAAGCTGCTACCGCCGTTGCGTCTGTAGTGCTTTCCTGCACAGGTAAAGAGAGGGTCACTCCGGCCTCGTTCTTCTGTTTGCGCACCTCTGCCTCAATCTTATTGGCGAGGTATTCCTTTACGTCGCCGTATGCGTCCTCAATGAAATCCGTGGCCGCCGGGCTGATCGAGGCAATACAGGAGGCGAGGGCTTTCTTCGCCGCCTCCTCCTGCGCCTCTTTGGTGAATTTACCTGCCTGCTTTAATGCGTCCACATAGGTCTGACTGGTGGCCGATACTGCGTCCGAAATTGCGTCTGCGATCTCCTTGATATATCCCTGCCTCTTGGTGTCCTCGGTGTTCGCTACGGCTCTTTCCTTTGCCTTATTGATATAACCTACGGCATAGGTGGTAAGTACCGGGACGGCTGCCGTAATAACCGCCAGCAACAAATCTAACAGCAATTCTTTCATGTGTGTCCTCCTCTTAGTTAGGGAGCTTCAAAACCTGCCCAGGGTGAATAGTATCACTGGAAAGGTTATTGAGGCTCTTGATCTCCGGGTATCTGTTTCCGTCTCCGAGCTGCTTCTGTGCGATAGCCCAAAGGCTGTCGCCGCCCTTTACGGTGTATGTCCTGCTGTCCGTTGCTCCGCCGCCAATGTCGGCAGCGTCTACCCAGCCATGTACGGTACTGCCGCCTCCGCTGACCGCTACAAGGTGGTAAGGGTGCTTACTCTTTCCGGGCTGGTAAATCTGTGTGATCTTTGCCAGGCCGGGCTTGCAGGCCGGGCCGCTGGCTGCGTTTGCGCTGGTGTAATGCCTGCTGCCCGTGAAATTCACCACGTCGCCTACCTTGAGGCCGCTGGCTGCCGGGGGAGAGGGCTGCGGCTGCGCCGGGGCTGCCGCACTGCTGCCGCCCATCTTTCTCGCAATAGCGTCAAAATCCGGGCAGATAAATCCACGGATATATTTGCCATTTACCTGCATGGTTCGGGTTCCGACTTTCCCTCCGCTCATATTGCCCTCTGTTACGGTAAAAGAGCTTGCCCCGTTCACCTGTGTAACAATGCCGATATGATCGCTGTAACCTTTGTTGTCGCCTGCTCCACTGTCGTCCCAATCATAGACCACGGCCTCTCCTAATGCCGGAACATGAGCGTCGTTCTCCTCCCAAATCCCTTTGGCCTGCGCAACATTCACAAACTTCTCAACGCCGCACTCTGTCCCGGTGTACCCAGCAATCCCGGCCTTGATATATGCTGCGCTTACGGTCGTGGCGCAATAAGCGTCATTGACCTGCATTTTATAGCCCCTTGCCAGCGGTGCATGGCCGTTGTAGGTGGAGAGGATTTCAAGGTGCTTTGCGCTGCCCTTTGTCGCCCCAATCCAACCATTGATGATATTGCATACCTGCTGGCGGAGTTCATTCCCTGTCATAGTATTACCTCCATTTCCGGGTCTGCTGGCGGCTCCGGCGTACCTGTCATAATACGTCTGGCCGTAGCTGACCCTCTTTTTCTTTACTGCTTCGCTCTGATCTGCCGGGCGTTCAAAATTGAGGAGTACGCTGTCGCTGGCCGCCTTTACGCTGGCCGTCGTCTTGAGGACTGCCAGCACGGTCTTGTACCCCTCGGAAAGCTCCTTAAAAAGAAAATCGAGCTGCATTTCCAAATCCCCTATGGATTTGCCTGCGGCCCGTGCAAACTCAAGCATATTCTGTTTCCGGCTCCAATACGTCCACTGTGCGAGGCCGTAGCCTGCGCTGTCCCGGACGAAATTGCTGTAAGAGACATTGTCTACGGCAGCCGTATAGCTGTCGTCTGTGTGTCCCAGCTTTTTCTCGTAGCTGTTCTGTAAATTCTTTGGATTGAGTGCGCTCTCTGCGTACAGATTTCCCATGAGGCCTGCCGCTCCTGCGCCGCTCATTCCCTTGCTAATGAGGTAATTCCAAATGCACTCCTCATTGTTATTTCCTGTAAGTCCCATAGTCCCTCCTTACATATCGTTGCGAGGCTGCTCCTGCGCCTCCTGTTTTGCTTCCTGCCTGTCCTCCTGCTCCCACTTGCGCTCTTTGTTGCGGTCTTTCGTGGTCTTTATCCAGCCCATTATGCCGCACTCTCCGCCGAGGGTAGCAAACACGCAGGTAACAAGGGTGTCCGGCACTGCGCCGTACTCCCGGAAAATCTGTATCATGGCTACCGTGAACGCCAGCAGGGAAATCCCCACAATTACTAAAATCACGTCCATAGCGCCCGTATTTTTCTTTTTCCGGGAGGCCCTCTTGCGTCTGCCCCTGCGCCTGTATTCATGTTCCATGCTCCGCCTCCTACATTCCTATCCGGGTTAAGGCAAAGGTAATAATGCCCCCGGCGACAGCGGTAATAACGTATTTTACAACCGTGCGCCACATATCACCGTCCCGGTTTTCCAGCTTTTTCAGCCTCTCGCTGATCTCCGACTGCTCCTTGAGGATATTGCTGACGCTCAAATTCAGCCTCTCAATGGTTGCCGTAAGCGTGGTAAGCTGCTGGGTAATGATCTGCTGCATATTGTTTTCCAGCAGTTCCAGCCTCTTGTTCTGTCTGTTGTTCTCCTCCTCAAGCCGCTTGTTTTCGGCTTTCATAAGGTCACTGAATGCCTCATGCTCTGCCCTCGTGATCGCTCCGTCCATCTGTCTGCCCTCCTTTCTTTTTCTGCAAATATTCCTTACACGTCGCCGCTGCCGTGTCCGGGTGGCGTTCGTGCTGGTCTACATCAAGTGAGCCGTGGACTTTGCAGCAACAAGCCCCATAGCCGCAAAACCAGCTCTCATAAAAATGCTCGCAATTATAACACTTTCGCTCCATGTCGCTCTCCTCTCCGCTCTCTTTTTTGATGTAATCATCCTCGCTGCCAAAATAGCCGCAGAAAAGGCTTTCCCGGCTCGTCGGCTTCTCTTTTCTTTCAAGCGGCGCATAGCTGTAATGGAAATAAATCTCATTGAGTTTATTGCGAAGTCCATAGCTGTTAAAATGCTCCAAAATCCCGTTGTAAGAGGCTGCCGTCCTTTCCAGCTCCTCTTTGCTCATGTTCCCGGCGGCTACCGCCTCGCAAATCCGCTTGACGTTCCGTATCATTCTCCGGGCGGTCTGCTTCTTGAGCTTGCGGTGTGTCGCCCAAATGGTAAATCCAACAAAATCAATGCCTGTGTAAACCGGGCGTATAGCCGTCTTTTTGTTGAGGTCGAGGTGTAGAAAGTCTTTCAAAAACTCCTCTATAACGGTCTTAATCTGCGCCAGCTCCGCCTTGCTGTCCGAAAGGATAATCACGTCGTCCATGTACCGGATATAGTAATGGAGCCGTAACTCGTGCTTGCAAAGCTGGTCTAATTCGTTGAGGTATATGTTCGCAAAAAGCTGTGACGTGAGATTGCCAATCGGCATACCCACGTCACATAGCCACATATCCTCGGTGCATTCGTCCGGGCTTAATCCTGCCGGAAGTCCGAAGCGAGTGTCCTCGCTGTTTATAATCTCTGAAAGAAGCTGCATGAGCCGGAGGTCTTTTATCCTCCGGCCCAAAATCTCCAACAATACAGAGTGGTCTACCCTGTAAAAATATTTGCTGATGTCCAGCTTCAAATAATACCATTTGCCAGGCTTGCGGCTGACCTGCCGTAACCAATACTGTAATCGGTCTGCCGCCCGGTGTGTTCCCTTGCCTCGCCTGCAGGCGTAGCTGTCCTCGATAAAGGTCTTGTCATAAAAGGGATATAACTGTTTGTATATCGCCCACTGCACTACCCTATCCCGGTACTGCAACGCCATGACGAGGCGGAGCTTTGGCTCTCTGACGTAAAACGGCCTGTATGCTCCTACCTTGTAGCTCTGCCAAATCAGCTCGTTTTGAAGCTCAATAAGGTTTTCTTCCAGCCTGTCCGTGAACAATAAAACGTCGTCCCGGTACCGCTTGCCTTTTCTTGCCTCAATATGTGACTGGTAAAGCTCCTCGTATTCGCAGATCGTGTCGTAAACGTCGTCGAGTATCATCATGCCCAGTACTGCGTCTGATACAAATTCGCTCATACCAAACTCCTCCATTTCCGCCGTGCGTGACGTTTCCGCCTCGTCCCATGTTTCTGTGTGGGACGTTTTCACGGCAATATAATCTTTTCCTTTGGCCCGTCCTGACCGCAGGAGGGAAGCCGACCCCTTTGGTGCTATGCTCCGTGCGCAATCCCTTGAGATATACGCCCAATCTCCGGCATAGCAGCAGAGCGGAGCGGAAGCCAATGCTGTGGTTGACATTCGCACGAGAGTTGTTGAGGTTCGTATAGAACACGCCAGCATTCGCACCGTTGTTCCAGTTGCCACCACGAATCGGGAAACGCTATCCGGCCTGCTCCCCAAATTTCTTTATTGCTTTGCGTACTTCATATATCCGCCAATAATGCGGCCAATCTCATTCAGCAGTCCGCTCCAATATTCATACTTCTTAAAGGGCAACGGCGGAGCTACGTTCTGCCCGTAATAGTCCTTGTCCTGCGCCAGCCGTATCAAATGCCGCAGCACGTCCAGCTCAATATCAAGGTCTTGGAGCGTCGTTTTCTTGTAGTATTTCTTCTCAATGATGATCGAGAGCCGATACATTTCGAGCATTGACCGCCGTATCTCGTCCGTTGTTTGGCGTTCTCTGCGTGGGAAGTTCGCTACGGCCTGCTTGCCGTATTTCATCATGTCGGCAATCTTTTCCTTGAGTATGAAACTCGTCGTTTCTTTGGAATAATTTTTCACGTCGTTTGCCATAGCCTCTGCTCCTCCGCTTCAAAAAGTGCAAGGGAGGGCTATCGCCCTCCCCTCAGTTCTGCGGCGTTCAGTTTACAGTTCGCCATAAAAAGCGGAGCGGAAGCCAATGCTGTGGTAGACCTTCGCACGAGAGGAGTTGAGGTTCGTAGAGAACACGCCAGCATACGCACCGTGGCTCCAGTCGCCACCACGAAACGGGAAACGCTCCTCCGCCGTGTTGTTTACCCAAAAATAATCGCCCTCATAGCCGCTTGTGTCCGCCGGGAAAAGAGCCAGTTCCTTGATGATCTGCGGAGCCGTTACGCCGCTGGCCGCCACGGTGCTCTCGAATGTTGCGCCTGCGCCTGTTCCCTCGTTCTCGTTCCCTACCCGGTTCGTAACAGAGGTAGACAGCGTGACCTTGTTACCTACATAATCCAGCTTGAGCGTCCCGGCTGTCCCCGGCGCTACGAGGCTGCCGTCCGCCTTGATCGCTTTCCACTCGCTGCTGCCCTTGCTCATGTCGCACGTCGCCCTCATGCAGTTCGCATAGGGAATAATCTGAATTTCTCCGTTTACAAGCCTCATGCCTGCGCACCAGTCCCACACGTTCCCGTTGAGGTCTGCAATCCCAAAGGGCGTATGATCGTGATACCACGTCGCCGGGCCGCTGCCCGTGGCCGTGCGTCCGTTGTACTCTTTCCCGCTGTCGGTATATTTGTAGGTTACTACGCCTCTCTCATGGGTATAGGTAACGTCCCGGCCATAATTGTTATTGCCGTGCGGCATAGTGCCGTTTTTCTTGCACCACAGGGCAATAGCGCCCCAAAGGGAGAACGGCGTAAGCCCCCAGCCCTCGCCTTTCTGCTTACAAGCGTCCTGCGCCGCCTGCCAGTTGAGGCTTGCTTTCGGGTCCTGCATGGGCAGGGAGTAGGCCCGGCTGTTCACAATGATGTTGTGAAATTTGGAAAGTGCTACCTTTTCCTTTTCCACGCCGTCCAAAATGAACGCCGGGTGTACGGTTTCCGCTGCCCCGGTAATGAGGGTGTTGGAAATCATTTTCGGCAGGATAACCATAATCGACGGCATACCGAGGTCGTCAAAAAGCACCGTATTCTTTCCGCCGGAAAGGGCCTCTACCGCCAGTTTCATATCGTCAAAATTATTCATCACTTACTCCTCCATTCCCCAAAGGTAAATTGTGCAGTTGTCAATATCAAACGGTACGGGCGTTCTCACAATGATCGTCCGCTGGGTCGCCCCCATTCCCATGCCCTCGCCCGTGTCCTCTGCCTCCGGGTCATAGGCCGGGTTCTCCTGCTCCTCCTCGTCGTACTGTCTTGCCGGGATTTCCACCTGCGCCACATACTTGAGGCCTGCCGCCGTCCCCATAGTGAGATTGCCCTCGTTGTCGGCGCATACGTCAATCAGCACTTTCTCGTCCCTCTCCCGGTTCTTGAGGTTTACAGAGAGATCGTCGTCGCCGAAGATAATGCTTTTGGCCGTGGTTTCGTACTCGACGTGTCTACCGGGTGTCTTGATTACTTCATTCATCTGCTTTTCTCCTCCATTTTCTTCAAATTCTTGTAGGCCTCATTGGAACGGGCTGCGACAATCTCCGCCGCCTCCCTCTGCTCCCTGTTGGCCGGATTTACACCAAAAGAGCGCATTACCCTGTCCTCGTAGGCTCTGCGCTCGTCTGATTTGATGATTATGTTTGCCATAGGTTACTTCCCTCCCTGCACATAGCACTTGACTTTCACGCTGCTTGCGCTGCCCGTGTAGGCAATCTTAAAACCGTTGAGCATTTTGTCGGAAATAACAATATCCCCAACAAAACCGTCTGCCGCCTCCGCCTCCACGGTGATCGTGTAGTCCTTATTGTTTCGGGGATTGCTGTCGTCCAGCGGCAACGTCGCCCCACTGTCGTTAAACGGGTATTTCCTGCTGTTCGTCAGCGTCGCCTCAATGATCTGTCCCTCAAGAGCCTCCGTCTTTGTCTGCAAAAAGCCAATCAGACGCAACGCCTCAATTCCCGTAATGTTGGCGGCAAGTATGCCCTGCTCCATATTGTTGAAATTGAACGCCGACATATTTGTCCCCTGCTGGATAATCTTCCCGGCAGGTATGAGGGTGATCGTGCCGTCGCCGTTCTCCCTTACGGTAAAAGTCTTGTCCGGCGTTACGGCGTGGTCTTTCCAAAAAAGTACGCTATACATTTCCTTTCCACCTCCTTACTCTGTGCTATCAATCTCGTAGAGAGGAAACTCCCAAAGGGTGATTACTCCCTGCGTAGCCAGCTTCTTAATGCTCTCGGAAATCTGCCCGGCCACTTCTCCGCTTGTGTCCAGCAGCCGGACGCTCGTGATCGTGAGGTCTGCGCTGTCCGTTGTGGTACTAAGGATTTTCAGCGTGTCGCCCTCAATGCTCTTTTCCGTGATAACAGCGTCGTACCACTCTCCGCCTGCGGAATACTGGATTTTGTAAATGCTGTTCAGCCATTCCATGCGCCGCTTGTTGAGGAAATTCTCATTCCAAAACTTCATTTTCGCCTCTGCCTCCTAACTTTGTGTGAATGTTGTCCCACAAGGGGTATAATCAACGCTGCACTCGGTAGCCGTCACTCCTGCGCCTGCGTCAATCACTTTGCTGTTTCCTACCGTCGTAATACCCGGCTCTGCGCCCGTGTGGGCGGTTTCTGCGGCCTTTTCGTAGTTGGTGGTATAAATCCCTACCTTTTGCGAAATCGCCGTCATTTGGCCTAAATTCCGGGCTATGGCAGCCGCTTCCGGCTTTATCCCCGTGGCCTCATACTCTGTCAGCGTGTTCTCCCTGCGCTCCTCTACCGCCAGCGTCCCGGCGTGGGCTGCGGCAAGTAGAACGGTGTCCGGCTTTGTCCCGGTGATCTCGTAGCCCGTCACGCTGTTTTCATGCCCGGCCTCCACTCCCAGGGCGGCTCTGACCGCCTCCCCCAAAAAAGCTGTGCCGGGGTGCTTCCCTATCTGCTGGTGTTCCCCAGCCTCCTCGTATCTGAATACGCTGTTCTCATGCTCCTGCGTCGTCGCCACGTCCCATGTAAGGTACTGCCCCTGCGTGGTCGTTTCCGGGTATGTCCCGGCCAGCTCGTTCTCCTCGTCGGCGTTTTTGTAGGTAATCCGGGTATTGCTGTGTTCCTGCTGTGTTACCATGTCCCTCGTGACCGCAAGGCCGAGTAGCGCCGTGTCCGGCTTTGTGCCGCAAAGGTCGTAACCGTACCTGTAATATTTCCTCCTGCGCCCCACCACGACCGGGAAGCGGTAAACAATCTCCGGCCTGTATGCGATATGCGCCGGGAGCTTTTTGGACAGCAGCATTAAAATGTCGCTCATGTAGATCGTTTCGTTGCCGCTGCGCTGGAAGTCGATAAAAAGCATATTGTTCCCCTCGTCGTCGAAAGGTTCAAATCTGCAATCCACCGGGGCATTGGTATAGGCTCCAATCATCTGCTTAATCAGCGTCGCTGAAATCTTCCCGAAGCCGACAAAATAGGACTTCACAAGCCGCCTGCGCTCCTCAAGAGTGCGGCTCCTGTTCAGCCCTATTTCCAAAAATCTTTCCAGTTTTGCTATGGTCGCCTCGTCTGCGTAGTCAATAAAGCCGTTGAGGTACGCCTGCTCAATGTTCTCCTCCATGCCGTCCGCTATCCTGCCGTGCGCCTTTAGGATTTCCACCATTTCAAACACGTCCCGGTAAAAGCGTGGGTAATAGGTTATCAGCTCCTCATAATTGCTGGCGTAATATTTCTCATAGAATTTCACGAAATATCCACCTCCCCGATAACGGGTACGCCGTCCTCTCCGGGCGTGATGTTCACCGCCGCCCCGTTGAGCTTCAAGTCGCTGTAATCAAGAACAGTCTGCAATCCGCTCAAGATCGCCCCGACAGCCGATACCCTAACCACAATATCCGTCGCCTCCGCCGTGTCCAGCACCAGCTCCTTGAAGTATTCCTCAATGGCCGCCTCTGCGTCCTGCCTCGCTGCGTCCTTTGTGGCTCCGCTTGCCAGCTCCGCCGTAAAGCTCACATTGACCGTGAGGGGAATTGCGCCCGTCGCCGTGAAATGCGCTCCGAGGTTCGCAACTCCCTCCCCCAGCCCGTCCCCCACCGTATACGTCCTGCCGCCTACCGTGGCAGTGTAGCCCCTTGTCGCCGGGTCGATATAGTTTTGTACCTCCTCCACCTTTTGGGGGCCACACGGCTGCCCTGTGCCGTCTATTAAGACGGCCTTGACTGTGTTCGGCCCGTTCCACAACGGAAATATCCTCGCCCGGCCTACCCCGTCAATGCTTTCGCACCACGTCTTGTAATGCTGCTTATTCCCGTTCTCTGCTGGGCCTGCGATCTTCTCCTGCACACGGGTACGGAGGCTCTCGTCCTCCTCTGCGTCGCTGCCGTTCTCGTACAGCGCACCAAACTCCGCCGAAATCAGCCCCTCAATATTGTTGACCGGGACGGCTGGTGTTCCCTTGTAAATATCGTTGCTGCCGCTGCCTGCTGCCTCCGCCTCAAGATAATAAATCGGCTGGCCGTTCTCCTCCCCCTCCCGGAGGACGAAATACCGCCCGTCGTTGTAAAACCTCTCCCCGGTCTGCGGCATAACTCCCTCAAAGGTAACAAGGTACTTTGCCCGTGTCGGCGCAAGCCTCGTAATGCCATATTCCCCGGCTCTCGTGTCCAGCGCCTCCCCGGTGGCCGATACCACGCTCACCATTTCCACAACGAGGTCAAGGTCGGTATAGAGCTTTGCGACTTTCAGCAAAATGCCGGAAACTGCGTCATAAAAAATACTCCCCTGCCGTGTATCAATGTCCTCCGGCGCATTGTTCAGCACGTCCTCCAAAAGCCGCTCGTAGGTATAATCCTCAAACACTCTAAATCACCTCCTCAATCTCTGTTTCTCCAAATATCGTGTCTGCCCGGAAAAACACATAGGCTCTGTCCTCTCTGAACTCAAAGCTAAAATCATAGATTGACAGTATGCGTGTGTCCGGGCGCAGTGCGTCCTTGATGAAGCCCTCTGTCACGGCCTCAATGTATTCCTTGCTTGCGTCCTTTGTTATGATCGCCTCCTCTACCTCGCTGCCGTACTGGTTGTCGTAAATGAGGCATTTGAAACGAGGGGTAATAATGGCTTTTCGGATAGCTTGATTTACCGCTTCCAGCTTATCTACCCGGCCAACAATCCGCCCGTTTTCAAGGTCAAGGCGGTATGTCAATGACGGCTGCTCCTCCGCCTCCGTGACCGTATCTATCGGAATGGGGATAAAAACCTCTGCCATAGCTACCCCTCCGTTCTGTCCAGCACATAATACTGTTTCCCGTGGTTGAAAGAAAGGACGTGAACTTTCTCCCCGGTTTTCAAGGCATTATGTACCGTGACTGGTATTCTCCCTAATGCGTGGACGTGTGGGGGAGAAACAGGAGCCGTGCCGCTTTCCGTGCTGCTCCCGGTGTAATAGTAATTTTGAATATTCGGGCCACTGATTTCCGTCTTGTAGTCCGTTAAATGCCTCGGAATATAGGTGATGTTCGGCCCGATTGTCAGCTTATCATCATTGACAATCTGTATTTTCAGAGGGCTTGCAGACTTCACAATCCCCTGCAAAACCTCTACGCCGTCGCCTGCCATTCCTTGAAAAAGCTGCTTGAGGCTGGTTTTTTCGGTTTCCTCTGCCATATCCGCTCCTCCTAACTGAATGTGCCGTCGTCAACCCACCCATATACCCTCGTGCTGCTGTCTGTATGAATGAGGTGCCACGGGTGCTTTGCGCCTTTGGCTATCAATGTTATCTTTGCCGGGCCTGCTGCGCACGGTGATCCTGTCGGGCTTCCTGCCGTGCTGCTGACGTAATGCGGCCCTCCATTGAATTGCACTACGTCGCCTACCTTGTAATCCTTGCCGCCTCCGCTGTCGCCGCTTCCTTTTCCCGGTTTGGAAAGGTCGTTCGCATAATTGAGCTTGAGCGACATGGTGTGCAGGTTGTCTTTGAATGTGTGCGTGTCGCTGTCAACGTAATATGTCCGGGACAGCCCCAGCTCCGGGATAATGATATAAACGCCAATCCCGGAAATAACATCAGCTATACCCATAGCCTCCACGTCCAGCGTCCGCTCCGGCGTACTCTTTTCGTCGAGTATGCTTTCAATGAGGTCATTGATCTGCGCCGGGGTGAGGCTTTCGTCCGGCTTATCTATCTCTTGGAATACACCGATTTTCTCCTCCAGTCCGGCGTTGGATTTCTCCGCCAGCGTTGTCCCCTCTTTCGATACCATTTTTACCCGTGTCTTTATCTTCTCAATGCTCCTCGTATAGGTGTAATTAGTGAGGTTCTGTCCTACCTCAATTACCCACTGCATAATGTTCTCTCGCCTCGTGAGGAGGCTCAATTTCCCCTTTGCGCTTGAAACATAATGCCTTATACCAGTAGCGTCAAAATCAAGGCTCAAAGCGTCCGCAATCGTGTCAAATGCTGTCGTCTTTGGTTTTGTCAGCTCCGGGATTTTGTAGGTGCATTCCGCAACCTCCCCCATAGGCAGGCCGAAGCGGGTGCAGCAGTCCCGGAACACGTCGCTGGCCGTCTTATTCTCATAGGTGAATGTGTCCTTGTTGTTCGCAAGGTATATGCCGCTGTCGTATGCCTTGAATGTAAGCCTTTTCCGATTGTTCTGCGTCTGCGTCATAATGATACCCCGGAAAAGCTCCTGCCCGTTGTAATTGAATAGGCATTGATGTCCCTGCTCTACGTCAATCTCGCTCCGGGCGTGTTTGTAGCCGTCGTCGTCCACCAGTGTTACCGAAAGTGTCCGGGACGAGGAGCCTTTTCTGCCGCTCCACTTGATCTGTTCGACGAGCTGGGTAACGTCGTAGCCCTGTTCGCCCTTGATGATGATTAGGCTTATGCCGTCCGCCATGTCCTCGCCTCCTTATGGTATGGTTAAAACCTGTCCGGGGTAAATCAAATTCGGGTTTCCGCCGATTACTCCCCTGTTTGCGTCGTAAATCTTCGTGTACTGGCTGCCGCTGCCGTAAAACTTCTTGGCGATATTCCAAAGGCAGTCACCACTTACAACTGTATAGGTCTTTGGCTGTACGGTATTATCTACCCTCGGCTCCTCTTTCTTGACCGTCGCCACGGCTTTCGGTATGTTCACCTTTACCTGCCGTACCTTGATCTCCCGGTACTCCTTGAGCGTAATGCTGTACTGGTACGTTCCGGGGTCGCCGCCCTCCTCGCTGTATGAAAAATCCTCAATAGTGCAATAGAGGTCTACGCCGCAGGCTGTCGCTATGAAATGCACTGGTTTCTTCCCGGCTTTCCACGAATTGATTTTCTGTATCAGCGAAAGAGGCTTTGTTATCCTGTTGACCTGCAAGCCGGGGAATTTTGTCGCCGGGAAAAAGCTCGAAAAGCTGAATTGCAAGGCCGGGCGGCTCTGTATGATAACAATTTCGCCCAGCCCTGCAATATTCACGCTGTCATTCTTGCTGCCGTTCTTTGTCTTGAAGCTCTCCGGGAGGACGGGGAGCTGTATTTTCTCTTTCTCCGCATTGTACGTCAGCCACATTTGATACTTAATACTCATACGAATACTCCCCCTCCTCATAGATTTCGCCCTGTATAATGTTCATCAGCACGGGCTTTAAGTGTTCGTAAAGGACTTCGAGGATTGTTTCTTTGTCCGTTCCTCCGCCCCCTACCTCGATTGCACCGCTACCTGCAATCTCAAGCAGTATGCGCTTCACCTGCTCCGTCGCTCCTCCGCCCTCGGCCCCGGCCTTTGCGCCTGTATCTGCAAATACCTGTAATGGCCGCCGCTTCTCATTCAAAGCGGATATGAGCCTGTCGGTTTCCTGCGTCGGGAATACGGTGCTGCCCGGTTCTCCGGCGATAAGCTCCGGCCCGTTCTCCCCGGCAATAAAATAGTCTGTGCTGTCCGTCGTGCCGTTTGCGTATGCCGCTGCCGGACGTGCCACCAGCTCCGGCCCTCTTTCCCCGGCGAGGAATAGGCTTTCTGCGTTGGTCGTGCCGTTCGCATGGCCGGGTACTCCGCTGGAATTTACGCTTACATTCACGCTCGTCTTTGCGGAGGCAAAAGCCGCCGAAACTGCGTTCGCTACCTCCTCTGCCGCTGCTACTGCATTGGCCTTTCCTGCCCGGATAGAATTAGCATAGGCGTTGATTGTTGCCGTTGCGCTTGCTGCCGCCTCGGTGTCTAAGTTCATGCCCTCCACGGTAGACTGCATTTCCTGTTCGATCTCGTCCATTTGAGAGGAGAAATTTGTTACCCAGTCCGCCGTGGTCGCTGCTATTTCCTGCTGCTTCGCATTGACCTCGCCCACGGTATTCGCAAGGGCCGCTACCGCCTCTGCGTCGCCGTTGTTGATAGCCTCCGCCATGCTGGCCGCAAGCCCGGCGGCCTCCTCGCTGCCGTTCTGCGCATAGGCCATAAGAGCCTCATAATTTTCTTGCGTAATGCCTAACTGCTCGGCGGAAGTGCTTTTCAGTACCTCAATATTCGCAAGATAGCTGTCCCAATAGGCAAGCTGGCTGTCGAGGGCTTTCTGTGCGTTCTCGACGGTGGAGTTTACATACTCCTCGGATTTCATGCTGGCCTCGTCGAATAGCCCAAACTGCCCCTCAAAACTCTCAAGAGCAGCATTGTAAGCCTCTCCGTATGCCTCGCACAGCTCAATTACCCGGTCTTTGACATTCTCATAGGCGGTGGCCGCTGCGTCCTCCCACGATATGGTTTCCTCTGCCGCTGCCTGTTCTGCCTCTGATATGTCCGCCCAGCCCTGTTCAATCTGTGCGATAGTGGCCTCATTCTCTGCCTGCGCTGCGTTCAGCTCGTCCAGGGCTGCTTGATATGCCTCAAGGTCGTCCCACTCGCCAGCCGTCCAAAAATGCGTCCAGCCGCTCATGTCGTCCATTCGGGCCTGCTCAAGGTTCACATTTTCCTGCGCTTTGGCAATCTCCTCCGTCAGCTCTGCCCGTTTCTGCAACGCCTCAATATAGGTTTCCTGTGCCTGTGCCTGCCGCTGCTCCTCTGCCTGCTGCTCGCAGGCTTTTTTCATGGCCTCCGCATAGTCCTCGGTACTAAGCGTTGCGCCGTCCATCTGTGCCGCCAAATCCGGGTATGTTTCGGACAGCTTCTTTGTGATCGCCTCAAGTTCCTTTTCCTGCGCCCCGGTGAGGTCTGCCTGCGAAGCCAAATCCTCGTATTTCTGAATAAGGGCGAGGGAGCCGATTTCTGTGTTCTTAATGGCCGTCATGCTGTCGTTGAAATCGCTCGTCACCTGCGAAACACTCTCACAAAGAGCGTCCACCTCTGCGGTAAACTCCTCTACGGTCTGCCTGTTAGCCTCAAATGCCGCCGAAAGGTCGTCCACTTGATACTTGAGCCTCGAAGCCTCCTCCGAAGTTTCCCCGTATTTCTCACAGGCCTCCTCGTATTCCGCATTAAGGTCTTGCAGCTCGTAATACTGCGCCCGTGTGGTCGCCGTCATTCCGGCTGTTTCGTCCTCCGCTGCGCTAAATGCGCTTGCCAGCAGCATAACAACGCCAACTACCGCTGCCACGGCTGCCGCAATAAGGGTAATCGGCCAAATAGCTGCGCTGATCGTCGCCCCCAATGCCGCAACTGCCGGGATAGCAGTAAGAGAGGCTACCGATACCGCTGCGATTGCCACCACCGCCACGCCTAAACCTACGCCAATAGCTGTGATTGCTTTCGTGACGGCTGGGTGTTCGTTCAGAAAATCTCCGAAGCTGTTCGCCACGCTCGCCATTCCGCTAGAAATCCCGTCTATGGTCGGCTGGATTGCTGTGGTAAATGCCGTGCTTATATTGTTGCTGGCCTGCGTCCACTTTTGGTCGAGCGTCTGCGCCGTCTTTGCTGTGGCCGTGAGCGTCCCCTGTGCCACGTCGAGGGACTGTGTAAGGCTATCTACGGAAATAGCTCCGCTTCTGATCGCCCCGGCAAACTCCTGCCCGGCCCTGCTGCCGAAAGTTTCTACCGCCAGTGCCGTCGCCTCGCTTGCGTCCTCCATGTTGGCAATCTCGTTGATAACATCACGCAGGGCTGTTTCTGCGTCAAGCCCGTCCTTTGCAAAATTATTTACCGCCGTCCGCAGACCTGTTACCGTTGTTTGGCTGGTGGTTCCGTAAAGCTCAAGGTCAGCCAGTAAGCCGATAGCATTATCCAAATTCATTCCTAAAGACTGGAATGTGGCGGAGCTGTTGATAACCGTATTGCTCAAATTGTCTACCGAGGCCCCGGAAATCTGCCCGGCGTATGCCAGCTTATCAAGGACGCTCTCTACCTCCGTCTGCTCTATGCCCCACTTATTCATAATCTTCGTGGCTTTCTGCACAGAGCCTACCACGTCCGTCCCGGTGATCTCGGAAAAGTCAAGGAATTGCCCGGTCACGGTCGTAAGCTCCTGCCCGGTAAGCGCCATTCTCGTATTGATTTCACCGACTGCCGCTGCGGTGGCCTCAAGGCTGCCGGACTTGCTGGCGGAGTAAGCGTCCATCATACTGGCGGTCAGCCCGTCCAGCGCTTCTCCGCTTGCGCCAGTGGCCTTTACGACGGTGCTTTCCGCCTCTGAAAAAGCCGTAACCAGTTCGTAGGCTGCGTCTGCAATTTCCTTTACCTTTGCGGTAATTCCTGCCGCCGCCAATGCCCCGGCTACTCCCTCAATGGCCTCCACGCCTTTCTTGCCGCTGTTCTCCGCCTCCTCGGTGGCCTTTGCCGTTGCCTTTGATAGCTCCTCGCTTGCAGTGCTGGCTTTTCCGTTCGCCTCCGAAAGGTTCTCCGCTGCGTGTCCGGCCCGTTCTGCTGCCGCTTCAAGCTCTGTAAGGTCGGTAGTCCCAGAAGCCATAACTGCGTCGTATGCCTCCATAGCTGCCGCCGCTTCGTCCTGCGCCCTTGTCAGCTCGCTCATGGCCTCTGCTGCCTCGGTACTGGCCTTTGCCAGTTCCGCCTTGCTTTCCGCTGAAACATCATCATTCCTGGAAATTTCTGCTGCCGCCTGCGCTGCCTCCTCAAGCGTTCTCGAAAGCTCCTCCTCAATGCTGGCCGTGGCCTCTATGCTTTTGCTCAAGCTGCTGGCCGACTGGTCGCACAGCTCAAACATTCGTTCCTGCTCCTCCAACGCCGCCGCAGACTTCAATCCCATTTCCACCAGTTCCTCGGTGGAATAGACCGCCTCAAGTGCGCTCTTGTCGTAGTTCCCAACAGCCTCTGTCCAGTAGTCCGTCTGTGCCACGGCCTCCGCCGCTGCGTCGCCGTAGCCTCCCAAAGTATCTGCCAATGTATCAGCAGAGGAGGCGGCACTGCTGGCCGCACCTTGCAGGCTGTCTATGGAAGTTGCCACGCCGTCCACGGTAGACGTTGCCGCCGCCACTGCTCCGGCTATTCCGTCAAATGCTGCGTTCGTCGCTTCTCCGGCTGCCTCCCACTGCTCAACCATGCTCTGTCCGCTCTCGGCCATGCTGCCGAACTTGTCACTCATTTCGTCAACCAGCCGAAATTTCGCCAATAGGTCAGCCACAATTACCGCCTCCTCTCTATGATAGTGTCATGTCTAACCGGGTTTTTGTCCTCCTCAAGCTCCGAAGCTATGTATAAGAGTTGCAAACGCCTCGGCATATCTGAAAAATCCTCCATGCGGAGATTGTGCCTCTGCCAAAGGACGTGCGCCCAATAGCCGTCGCCGCCGGGGGAGCTTACGAGTTTTTTGCTGCTTCCAGCTCCTCGTCGTCATTGACCGGGGCGGTAATCCCCAACGCCTGCAGCACAATCCTCATAACGTGCTGGTACTCGTCTGCTTTCGGGAATACCTTGAGCGGCATATCAGTAATATCCACGCAGCCGTAGTATTCCATAAGCTCCTTATCCTTGAGGTTCGGGTATTGCAACGCCTCCACAATCATGTGCCGGGTCGCCCTCGCTGCGTCGTTCTCGGTTTTCCAAACCACCTCGCCGTTGGCGATAAGCGCACTTCCTTTCTTGTCCGTCGCCATAGTGCGCTTCTTGTAATTGTTGTTGATCTTGGTAATCTCCTCCTGCGTGAGTACCTTGATTTCAAACTTGATTACATTGCCCTCCTCGTCCTTGAAGCTGTCCGGGCCGGGAGCGGTCACGATCTCTGCCTCTTTGCTGCGCATAAAATATTTCAAATCTTTCTTTGCCATAGTGGTAATCTCCTTTACATGAAAAGTAGCAGCCCCTCGGTGGAGGGGCTACCGTGGCCTTATAAAATGTCCTTTGCGTTGAATGAAATGCTGTCCTCAACTACTTCTCCGCCGCTGTCGAGCATGGTGAGCGGCAAGTCCCCGGTGAGGACGCAGCCTACACAGGTTACGGTATTCGTGCCGTAGGTCTTGTAATAGTCGCTGTTCTTGTCCTCCATAATGCCCTGTATCGTCATTTCCGGGGTTTCGTGGCTGTTTTTGTACTGTGCAATCTTCTCCTCAAGCCACTTCGAGGAGCGGCGGCGAGTAATCGTGCCAGTGATTGCATAGCCCAGCCAACGACTGCTCGGCGTAAGCTCTCCGAGCTGTCTGCCCGTCCAAACGTCCGGCGTGAATTTGATTTCGCACTTGATACTGTCCGCAATCTCCACGCCGTCCAAAAAGACGTGTCCCTCTCGCAGGGAAATGGGTGCATGATTGTACTCCATACGTTATATTCCTCCTCTCTCTTATCTCGTGGTGATCGTGAAGTAGAGCTTTTCTGCGCTGTCTACCGCCTGCAGGCCGATATTGAAATACGTTTCGTCGTCCACGCTGGCCTCCCGGTCAACAAGGAAATCCTCGTCATAGGAAACATTGGTAATCGCTCCTGCATCCTCAAACTGCCGCAGAATGGTTTTCCCAATACCCTCCATGATCTCCCAGCCGTCCGAGCTGTTGTCGTACTTGTTGGGAGGGAAATTGAGCTGTACCGCCTCCTGAAATGTGTCATAGACACGGATAATGCGGTTTTTGCGGTAGCTCTTATCCTTTTTGTCCGCAAAGGTTACGAGGCTGTTGATGTCGTACTCCACCACGATCTTGTTATCGTCGTTGACAGAGAAGAAAAACTCCCCGGCCTTGATCGCTGCGATTGCCTCCTCGTTGCTCTTGAGGCCTACCACTTCTGTCGCTCCGACGTACTGGTTATAGGTAAGGCTCTCTTTGTTGGTCGCTCCGGCTGTCGTCCCGGCTACCCATGCGCATACCTCCGCACAGCTCAATACGTCCCCGTCAAGGGAAATGCTGTTCGTAACATTGATAACGCCCTCGTAGTCCATATTCCCGGCGTTCGGAATAACCACCTGTACGCCCCGGCCCATGCTGTCACGCATATACCGTACTTTCGTGAGGGCCGCCTGCTTGACGTTCGCTGCCTCCTCTCCGTCAAACGGAAATGCGACGGTATTGAACTTCACATTTTCCCATGCGTCGATAAAGGCCGTAATATCCATATTGGCCGCCGCCTCGTCGCTGCCTCCTGCGAGGTTCTGCCCGGCGGTTTCTCCGAGGCTTCCCTTGCCTGTAAAAGCGATATACGGGTTTTCCAGTGCAATAAGCTCCTCGACGGTTTCCAGCCCCTCATACTGCGTGACCTTGCTCCCAGCAAGGTGGATAATCACGTCATAACCGCCGAGAGGGTTAGCGTCAATCGTGACGGTAAGGGCGTTGCCCCGGCTGCCGCCGTACCTTGCCATAGCAGTCAAGGTATTCGTAACTGCGTCTGCCGCTGCCTCCTCGTCTGCTGCCTGCGTCGTCATGGTGATCTCTGCCTGTGCCTTTTTTCCCTCCGTAAGAATGTAGACATATACGGTCGTTGCCCTCTTGAACGCCTCCCGGATAAGCAACATCTGACGGTTCGGGTCATTGTCGTAAATGCTGTACCCAAACGTAGTCGCCTCTGCGTCCGGGTTGTCGGTCGTCAGCTTGATAAATTTCTTAGCCGGACCGTATGCCGCTTTGGGGAGCGGCACAATCACAGTACCCCTCGTCCCGGCGTTGATGATACCGTTCTTCCGGCCACTCTCAAAATTGATGTAAGTACCCGGCCTCTCCTTGCCTATGAGCTTGTCAAATCGTCCTCCGGCCATGTGTTATTTCACCCCTTTCTTGCTCCACGCCTCAATGTGCGCTTTCATTTCCTCGACGGTGTAAGTACCCGTCATTCCATAGGTCGCTCCGGCGAATGTGCTTGTCGAAACTCCGAAAAGCTGGCGGCAATTCGCCTGTAATTTCTCGACCGTGTATTTCTTTACGGCCTTGCCCTGCGCCGGGGCTGCCGCTTCCCCAGCCTTTTTGTTTGTAGTTGCCATAGTTTACCTCCTGTCATTCCGGCTTTCCGCCGTTTGAATTTAGTGGGACAGCGTACCTATCCAGTGCCTCTGCGTATGCGTCCGAAATCTCTTTCCCGGACTTCATAAACACGTCCACATAGAACGCCTGCGAACGCTGCGCCCCTGCTGCTGTATCGTTGTACGGCCTCCGGCTCCGCCAGTTTATGGTAAGCTGTGCCGCCCCGTCGTCCAGCATTTTCAGCTTCGGGTCATTCACACGCACCCAGCTCTCCTCAATCTCGCTGCCGTCCTCCGCAATCAGCGGTATAAGGTTTCTCGCTGCCCGGATTGCTGTTAATACCGCATGGCCGAGCTGGTAAGCCTCCTCTTTCTTCCTGTGGAATAGCTTGATATACCACGCATAGTCCATGTAGTAAGTGAGGAATGTTTCTCCCCCTGTGTCTATCTCCGGCATGGGGAAGTAGGCCGACGGGACAACAAAGTGCGCCGGGACTTCCCAATAGTACGGGGCCGGTTTTCCTGCCCGGTCAATCACATATTTCATAATGCTTGCCATTTCCTGCTCAAGCACCTCTTATCACCTCCTCGTCAGCCTCCGAAATAGCTGTCAAGCCATTCCTGCAATTTGGCCTCCAAAAGCTCCGGGTAAATCCTGTCGAGTATGCGGAGTGCGCTTTCCCAATAATGCTTACCCTCTACCCAATGCTGCTTTAACATCATTCCACCTTTGGCCGCCGGGTCGTAAATAAAGCGGTCGCCCTCCCAATACCCCGGCACGAAACGCCGCTCCACGCCTTTGGTATTCGTCCAGTGACCGTCATTCACATATCCTGCGTATTCCACGCTCGTGCCGACTTCCAGTACCAGTCCGCCCTCCTCTATGTTCCATACATTTCCGTCGCCGCCCTTTTCAAAGCTGGCGAGGAGTTGCCTGCTGTCCAGCACTTTCCGCCGCACGATCTCGTCCTGCAATATCCTCAAGAACTCGTTGCCAAGCCCCGCTAAAAACAGCTCAAACTCTTTGCGAAAATCGCCCCTTGCTGCCCGTTCCAAACTCCCGAAAAACTCCTTAAATTCAGACATATCAATATCAACGTATCTACCGCTCATAGTGCCTTTTGCCCTCCCGTCCTCTTGATGTAGACGAATACATGGTGGCCTCTGATATTGATTGGCTGCTCTGCTGTGTACTCAAGCCCGGTCATGCAATCCACAATCTTGTCGTTGCGGCGCACGTCTGTCCCGGCTGGCAAGGTGAGTTTGATTTTTGCGTCCATAAGGTTCGCCGGGGCTGTCTGCGTGATCGTGACGCTCTGCGACTTTACCCCGAAATGACACTTCTGTTCGCTGATGTCCGGCTCCTCCGGGTAGCTGAAAGAGGGAGAAGCAGGCAAGCCGTAACCGGGTGTGACCTGCGCCTCCCTGTCGTGGTATATGTTGCAAAGGTGGTCGAGGAAATCTTCAAAAGCCATAGCCGCACCTCCTTAGAGCTTTCTCATGCGCAGCGTTACCCCGTTCCTCGGCTCCACTTTGATGTAATCATCAAGCAGAGCCGCAAGGTCTAACGCCTCTATGCTGATTTGGCTCGTTTCTGCGGTATAGCTGTAATCGTCGAATGTTTCCGACTTGACTTCCCTCGCTGCGATTGCGGAATTGTGACCGTAGGCCTCCGCCAGTATCAGTACCGCCGTCTTTACCGCCTGCGGCAAATCTCCCTCTTTGAATGAGTTATGCGTGTATGTGATAACATACTGCTCCGCCCTCGCAATATCCACTGTGAGCCGTGCGTCGCTGCGCTGCTGTACCGCTGGTATCTCGGAATACTCCTTGACCTCCTCCGGCGTTACCCACGGTCTGTCCGCCATATCGCACCTCCTGTCTACTGCGCCTGCAGTTCCGTCATGGTGGGGCTGCCGTAGTCAACCTCGTTTTCAGTTTCCGCAGCGCCCAGCTCCGCTTTCAGCTTTGCGATAATGTCCGCCTTTTTGGAAATCCCCTTGAGGCTTATCCCCTTATAGGCGGCAAAGGTTTCCAGCTCCGGCACTGTCATTTCTTCCAGCTTCTTTCCCGGCTCCTTATCGCCTCCGCCCTCGCCCGGTTCTTTCTCCTCTCCGCCCTCCGGCGGCTCCTCTGCCTCCTCTATGAGCTTGAAATACCCGGTGGCTACCGCTGCGTCTGCGGTAGCCTTGTCCTCCAAGAATACGTCCGGGTTCTTCTTTGTGGCCGTCACAATGCCAGTAAAAGAGAGGGCTTTCATCAGTTTCAAATGATACATAGCTCTCCTCCTCTCTTATTTCAGCCCCTTGATGATCGCCGTAGCGTCCAGCTCCTCGATAATCGGGTCATAGTCCAAATGGGTAACATAGAAACGCTTATCCATCATAATGGCCTCCTTGCCCTCGGTGGTCTTGCGGATTTTCACGCTGTAAGTATTTACTACGACGAGGTTCTTCGGGTCGGTCAAAATAATCGTGCCGTCGTCCAGGGACGGGCACTCGACAGCCGGAATGCGGGCCGGGGAATTGTAGACGCTCTCCGGCACTGCGCCGCCTGCGTTTACAACTTTATTCAATAAAAACAGCTCCCACTCCTGTGCCCTGTGAGGGGACATCAGCCAGCGGAGCTTTCCGTTGTTATACTTATTCGGAAGCGTTTTCAGTGTCTTGTAAAACAGGTCGAGGCTCATGCTGCTCTCGCTGGAAGCGTCGTAAACATGGCCGCCGTTGGAAATCTGCTTAATCCAGCCGTCATTGATCTTCAAGAAATCATAGTCCGGGTCAGTGCTTTCCGTGGCCTCGTCGCCGTTGAGGTATAAGTCCTCAAGGTCAATGCCGAGCTGGGTAGTCATAAGGTCGGTGATGATCTGCTCAAGGTTCTGCCCCTCGATATTCTCACGCAAGGTTTCCTCCGTGATTTCCCACGGGAGCCGTACCGCCGTGGTAGCGTACTCGATCTGGCTGGTTTCTACGCCTGCTCTGTATCCGTCGTCGTGGTTCTCCGTCTTTTTCCGCAAGATACGACGGGCAATACCGATCTTGTCAATTTCGCCCGTTTTGGCCGTGCGCATTTCGTGACGGATAAGGCTGTTGAGATTGGTGGCCTCAAAAGTCTGCTGAATGAACTTCCGGGCCTGCTCCGGGTTCAGTAAACCGGAAGAAAGGGAGCCAGTTTCAATAGCTGCCTTTCTGATGATTGCTCTGTTACTATTTGCCATGATATATTTTTCCTCCTGTCCTTGTATTAGAGAATGCCGTGCAGGTAATGTTCCTCACCTGCGGATTTTTCCACGCTGCCGTTGAGGTTGCTGGGTAATCCCTTGCTTTTCAGCACCGGGGCAACCGCCTTTTCCACCGCTGCGGTAATCATATCCTGTACCTGCTCTGCGGTGACGTGTTCCTCCTGCTGCGGCTCAAGGGCCTTTGTGATAGCCGCCTCAACCATTTTCTCCACGCTCTCCGGCGTGATTTCCGCCGGGGTGGTACTCTCCTTACCCTCGGCCTTTTCCACCGCTCCTGCGCCACTCTGCGGCTCCTGTGCGGTACTCTGCTGTGCGCCGCCGACTGCCTTTGCGATAGCGGCAGACACAATCTGCTCAACTTCCTGCTTCGTCACTTCTTTCTCCTCCTTATCTTCTTTGGCTTTCTTGTCGCCGTCCTGCTCCTCCCCGGTTTCTTCCCCGTCCTTTTTCTTCTTGTCCGGGTCGTCCTCCTCCGGGTCGTCGAACTCCTTGAGGAATGTCCCTAAACTCTCATAAATGCCGTTTAAGGTTTCCTTGTTTTTGCCGCTCATTTTCTTCCCGGCCTTTCCTACGGGCCTGTCGGTCTGAATGGCTTTGGTAATGCTCTCTTTGCCAGTGAGAATACTGGTGATGATCTGATTGAAGTCCTCAAGGCACTCCCGTACCTTGTCCTCGTTGGTTTCATACATCCAGCGGCTTGTGATCGGGTCGTATTTGTATAAAATCTCCTCAAGGGAATTAAAAGCGTTCCAAAAGAGCGTTCCTTTGCTGCGCTCCTCGTAAAGCTCCGCCATAGCTCCCTTTTCCACCACGTTCAAGCCCAGAGCCGCCGCCAACTGTTTCAACAGCCCTTTCCTCTCGCTGGTTTCCTGTTTGCTCACGTTATCCAATTCCACGTCCTCCTCGCTATAATTTCCGAGGCCGCCCATGCTAAAGCCTGTGATCTCGCCTTTTTCAATGCCAGCCCACACGCTCTCGTCGGCTACCTCTACGGTCATAAGCCATGTCCCTTTGCTGATTGCCTCCCCGTCGATTTCAAAATCCGCTTTGGCAATCCAGTTTTCTACGACGGTTGCGCCGTCCAGCGGCTCAAAACTGTGCTGCAGGTCTACCTTGTCGCCGTTTTTGGCAAACCAGTACGCCGCTTTGGTGATCTCCTCCTCCGTCATAAAATTGCCGTGACTGTCCTCCTCCATAGGCTCGTAGACAATCCCGGTGACGTAGTGGTTATCTGCGTCCGCCTTGACAATTCTGCCGTAGGTAGTGAATGTCGCCTGCCCGTCCTCCGCCTTTTTCAAAAGGAACTGCCGCTTGTTGGCCGCCTTGTCAACGAGGCTTACAAACTGGATTTTTGCGTCCGTGATCTCGTATGCCTTTTTCAAGCCTTTCCTCATGCCCTTTCTCACCTCCTCTCTGTAATTTGGGGTATATAAAAAGCAGCGTTTCCGCTGCTCTTTACCGTGTCCGTTTCGTGTCTACCACGAAAACGCTCTGAACGGCTCGAATTTGCCGTTATTTATGCTGGTGGTAAAATCCTCCACTCAATCCATTTCGGACGCTCCTGCGCCACGAGGGACAGCATGAGGGCTATCCTCTAATTATGCTATTACAACGCCGTCGGGCAGCTCAACCTCAATCCCGTCAAGAGGGACTAATTTCAAATTCAGTACAGGTACTTCCCCGGCTCTCTGCGATAGCGAAAACTCCGTAACATAATTACTAAGCTCTGCCCCGTCAACCTTGAGCGAAGTATTTCCCCTGTCGTCTTGTGAAATTTGTATCTTCATGTCCTACTCCTCCTCTATGCCTGCCTTTGCTTTGTTCTTTTTGTCCAGCTCTTTCTCCCAATCGTCGTCCATAGCGTCAATAGCCTCCTGCTGCAGGCGTTGTCTTTCCTCCAATGGTAGGCCGAGAATATCCTCGCTGACGACTGGCTGCTCTATACAGTGACAGTTTATCCGCTCCTCCGGCGGTAATATCGGGTCGCCGGGGAACATGGGGCTGTATGAGCCTCCGTCTGCCCCGGTAAGGTCGAACGGTTCTCCGACGGGTACTCGCTGGCCGTCCATGTCAACATGGTTCTGCCGTGGTTCATTCCTGTATTCCCCGGTGTGCTTCCACATTTTCTCGCTGACCGCCGGAGATTGCATGAATGCCTCCTGCTGCGCCGCCCTGTGCGCCGTCAAAATCTCCGTGACGGCTACCCTCCGGGCCTTGTAATATTCGTCCCGTATGCCGCTGTCGAGGATTGCACGGGTAAACTCGGCTATGCTGCTGCCGTCTTTCAGCCCCTTTTCGAGTATGCGCTCAATTTCCTTGTGGCTGTTGAGTTTCATAATCTCGCCCAGCTCTTTGGCCCAGCCCTTTACCCATGCCGTCGTGCGCTTCGATACCTGCAACAGCTTGAGGTCTTTGTCAGTCTGCGCTATATAGTAGCCGATAAACTCCGGCATGAACTTGTCAAGGCTCTCCGTGAAAACCGTGGCGAGCTTGCCTTTTACTGCGTCGTTCAGCTTCACTTTCGGCCAAATGTCCTCCGCAAAGGTTTCGAGGTCAACGGCCTTTTCTGCCTCCGCAAGAATGTAGTCCGTTTCCTCCAAAAGAGCCTCCGCTACGCCGTCCTCAAGCTCCGAAACGTATTTGACCGTCTTTTTCGGCTTTACATACCCCTGCGCCCCCAGCTCCTCCGATAGGCCGCCGTCTGCTTTTTGGATATATGCGTCAATGGCCTTTATCAGAGGCCCGCAATTCCAACACATAAAATCACCTCTTTTCCGCTGCTTCAAAATCTGCCTCAAGCTGGGGCAGATTTACGCCGCCTTGTCCATCTTGAGCAACAGACGCTTAACCTCTTTCATCACAGCGACAACAGTATCGTCGTGCTGGCCTGCCGCCTTTTCGATCTGCTTTTGCAGGCTCATGGTAAGCTGGCCGAGGTCGAAGCCCATGCCGCCGCCCTGCGATTTGTTGTAAGCGAGAGGCGTGTCGCCCCAATCTCCCTCGTAGTCCTCCGCCGTTTCCCCGTATGCCTCAAATATAATCTGCTTCGCTTTGTTTGGGGTTAGTCCGCCTGCGTTATTGCAGACGGTGAGCAGCTTGTAGAGGTCGTCCGGGTTGCTGATGTCCGGCTCAAGGAAATACGCTTCGACGTACTGGAACTGATAGCCGTTCAATAGGCGGTTGTTAATCGCCCAGGCGAGGCTCTTTCGCTCCGGCTGGAATACCTGCTCCTCTGTAACCTCCTGCGCCGTCTGCGCCGTGGCCCGGTTGAAGTCCGTCGTATATCCAACATAAAGGTCGGGGAGCTGAAAAGCAGATTGCACTTTCCGGCGGTTATTGTCGAGGTAATCTTGGAATAACTCGTCTTTTTGGAGAATGTTCGCAAGGTCTTTGACCTCAATCTCCGGTTTGTCCTGCTGGTCGAAGTCCGTGCGCCCGTCGGTGCTTTCCGTTTCCAGTATGATAAATGCGTGTTGCCCGGCTGCCCCCTTGATTTCATTCATGTAGTTCTGCAACTTCTCAAAGCTGTCGTCTGTAAGCGTTCCGCCCTTAATCATTATCATCAAGGGCGTATGCCTGCCGTTCTCGAAGTAGTTGTTATTGAGGCTTTCCGCTTTCCTGCTGCCGTCCACTCCGAGTACCTGCCCTATCCAGCGGACTTCCCCGTATGCCTCCGTCCCAATAGCGAACTCCATAATCTCATTGGCCTGATGTTCAAGCTCAAGGGTTTCCCCCTCCTCAAGGTATTTGCCGTCCCTGCTGTCCATAATGCGAGGGTCGCCAAACTCCCGGAAATATACCGTCTTGCCGCCTATCATCTGCTTATACTTGCAGTAGCGTTTCTTGCGCTCGATCTGCTGGCCGTGGTGATAGTACGTCGTGGGTATGTAAGGCTCAAGGGGCCTCGTCTTGCTGACCGAGGGCGTGTCTTTGATGAAATCAATCTGCACAACCTCCCCGGCGACGTTCCGTATAACCTCAAGATAGGCAATACCGTATGTTTCCCGTGCCTCCACTATGTCCTCGAATACCTCTTTTGTGTCCTGCTCTATGTTCAGCAGCTCTATAATCTCCTGCGCCCGGCTGTATTCTGCCGCCTTTTCCGGCGTTTCCTCTCCGTCCTCAATGTACCTCACGCCTATGCCAAATCCGGCGATATTGTTCTTGTACGCTCTGATACACTGGGGGAGAATGGTGCTGTTTTTCACCAAATTGCGGAGGCCTCTAAGGTCATTCGGCGGCGTTATCCAGTCCCCGGCGTTGTAGACTTCCTGCTCTGATAGCTGTACGGAAGTGTCCGCTTTCTCAACAGGTGCTTGCCGCTGCTCTTTGATTATGCGCACCTGCTGTCTTGCTTTGGCTTTAGCCATTCTTTTTCCCTCCTCTCTTTTTTGGTGGCTTTACTGGCAGGCAAAGAAGCAATACACAGTCTGCCTCGTCCGGGGACGGCAGCCCTCTCTTTTTCATGGCCTCTTTGCTCTCTACTTTGATTTTGCTGGCCTCTGTCAACGAATACTTCCGCCCGGAAAGCTGCGCTACGAGGTCGTCGTCGTCCGGGAGTATCAGCTCCACGGGTTTCCGCTCCCCGGTGTCCTCGTCGTATGGCCGGAGCAGCTTTTTGACTATCGCCATCATGTATGTGGTGCTGTCGTGGTAATACTTATGCTTTATGCGCTGGCCGAAGATTACCGGGTAAACCTCCAACCACCAAAACCGCTCCGGGTCATTCCGCTTGATCTGCTTTAGGCGGTCTACCACGCCTCCGCCCACTCCTCCGTCGTCTACCTTGACCGGGATAGGGCTGTCTGTTTCCGGGTCAAGCCTGTACCTGCGTACCAGCATTTCGCCCAGCAGAATAATGTCGTCCGCCGTTTTCATGGTGTCCTGCCCCTGCCGCTTTTTGTAAAACTCCGCTTTCTCGTCGGTCTTGTACCCGATTACCGTCTTATCGTCGCCAAAACGGGCAACGTCGCAGGCAATATGAATTAAATCCGGCTTTTTCCGGGGAGAAAACTCCGTCATAATGGAATTTTCGACGAGTGAAAGAGGAATAAATATGTCGTCCTCCTGTAATGGGAACTCTCCGGCGACACGCACTCTGAATACGTCGCTGTCCTCCCCGTACATTCGGATAATCATGTCAACATAATCCTGCCGCACTCGTCCGCTATTGCGCCCGTCTATGTGGAATGTTGAGTAGCTGGCCCTGTTCTTATTGTGGCTCTCATAAAAAAATCCCGATAGCTGCGTCGGGTTCCCACACATCAGAAGCCTTGCGCCCGGCGTTGAAAGTGCGCCGAGTACAGGCTCAAATATCTTGTCGTCTACGCCGCTGGCCTCGTCAATGATATACAAAAGGTGTTCGGCGTGAAATCCCTGCAGAGCGTCCGGCTTGCTGGCCGTCCGTGCCACGGCGAACCATTCCTCCGGGTAGCCTCTCATGTAGAGCTTTTCTTTCGTCCATATCAGCTCATTCCGCAAGGCTCTGTTATTTCTTATCCACTTGCTGACCTCCGCCCAAAGTATGTCAAATAGCTGGTGCTGCGTCGGTGCTGTGCATGGGATTTTAGGGAATGGGTGAGTGCAGATAAACCAAATCACTACCCACGCCTCTACTGCGCTCTTTCCTACGCCGTGGCCGCTTCGCACGGTCGTCATAGGGTTTGCCGCTACGCTGCGGAGTATTTTGGCCTGCTCCGGGTCGGGAGTTACTCTGATAATATCCTCGACAAATTCTACCGGGTGATCGGCATAATACAATATTGCCTCTGCACTAAGCATTGTCTTTTCCCTCCCTCTTTAAGTAGGCCGCCATGATTTCATCAGCAAGCGAGGTAGTGGCTTCGCCCTTGCCCTTGCTGTCCTCCTCAAGAGTGCGGTTCAGCCGTTCGAGGTCGGTAGCCATTTTGATAAATTCCTTTATGTCTTTGGGGGTCATTGCCTCGACTTCTAAGCTGGTGAGTGCTTCCAGGGCTTTCTTTTGGAGCTGCATGGCAATTTTGATGTGGCGGCTCGTCATGTCCTTGCGGTCTTTTACCGCCTGCGCCCGTGCCTCTTTTTCCAGCTCATTGTCATAAGCCCGGACACGTTCCGTCCACTCCCAGCCGCTACTCCACTTTCCGATCTGCGTCCTACTTTTGCCTAACTTTTGTGCAACCGCCCGTATGCTACGGTCAGTACCCATATCCCGGTAGGTCACAAACGCCTCGTATGCCTTATCGCTTTCGCCCTTTTGACGTTCCCACGGCTTATCAGTCCATTTTGGCATTGTCCTCCTCTCCTTATCTTTTTCTCGGTTCCGCCCCTACAATCCAAAAAAGAGCATTCCTCGTGTTGAGGTTATGCTCTACCACATATTTCATGGTCTTTGCCTCGTATTGTGGGTGCAGCTTAACGCCTCCTATCCTCAATTTCTGCTGTTTCTCATAGGTGAAGCCGGGCGTATGGAAAAGGTCGTGGTAAATAAACTCCCTCGCCACACCAAATCGCCGGAGAGTGTCCCTCACTTTCTCCTGTCGGTCAAATGCGGTCGCTATGAGGTGAATGTTCTTGACATTCTTCCCATACCGCTCAATTCCAACGATAACGCCGCTCGCTGTAATTCCGCTGCCGCAGGTAATGTAAAGGTCGTCTAAATCGTCGGGAATGTTCTGCACCTGCTCCGCCACTGCGCTCAAGAGGACTTCCCCGTATTCGTCGAGGTTTATCCCATATTGCACAACGAACATACGTTTGTTATTCGCAATTTCCTCCGCTTTCGCCTTGAGTACGTTGTGCCTGCCGCTCTTGGCTATTACCTTGACGGCGGCTCCGTAGCTCATGGCGAGCCTCGGCATATCTCCCGTGGCTATGGATAGGTCGCTCGCCCCTCCGTGGGCGACTATGCAGGGTAGACGAAAATGCCTTGCCGTCGCTGCGGTAATCGGGCCTTGTGGGGAGTGTATCGAGCAGTAAGTAATTACGCCAGTCATGCCCGGCTGCCGTCTTAATGCGGCCTCAACCAATAGCATACACTGGCGTAATTTCCCTCCGTTTACCTCCCCGGCCCCGAACGGGGTATATAGGTCGTCCCTCTTGAAATACATTCCGGCGATCTCCTGTACTGGTGTGAGGTCGTGCGCCGTCATTCTTCCAGCCCAAAGAGGCGTTTATAATAATCAGTCTTTCCGGCAAGCTCCTCCTGCATGAGGCCGTAAAAGGACTGGTTATTTATCTTCTTGTTGATACCTGCAATCTGATTGAGGGACTGGAAACAGCCGCCCGTTCCGATTTGCTTCATGTTTTCCGTCGGCTCCGGGTTCTTTCCGTTCATCATCATACAGAGGTTGTAATCGTTCCCCTTAAATCCCTCAAGGCCGTCAATACCGCAGCATATCATACTGTCGCCCATGCTCCGCAGCCTGTTCTCCCCGGCGTAAAATTTCATTCCGTGTCTGTGGCACTCCGCTCTGATCGCCTCGAAGTGTGGTCGCAGTACATTCAACGGATAGCAGTTGTCGCCTCCGATTTTTACCATGCCTTTCTTGCCTTTGTAAAACTTCATGCCCTCCACCACTACGCCGTAAACACCTGCGGCCGCCAGCCGGGGAATGTTCGCCATAACCTCTCTGAAAACCTCCGGCATATAAGGCTGTACCCGGACAATTACCCTCTGTACCCGTCCGGCTAGGGTTTCCACGATTTTCAGCCTCTCCTCGTAGGTCGGCGTTCCCGGCTCAAGCTGGTCGTACTTGCTGCATACCATACTTACCTGTACGACGCAGTTGCATTTTTCCAGCAGTTCGAGGTATTCCGGGTCTGCTACAAGCCTGCCCTTTGTGCTGACAATGAACGGATATTTTGTTTCCGCCAGCAGTTTGAGGCAATCGTAGGAAGCTCTGATATTCTTCTCAATCGGCTGGAAAGGGTCGCTCATGCCTCCCCAATGGATAGGGATATTCCAGTCGCACCATGCCGTTTCCCTGCCTCTCTTTCCCTCTATGAATGAGCGCAGAGCCTCTACGGTTTCGTCCCTCTGTATCTTTGCGATATTCTGCTTCTTTTGGGCAAAGCAGTATTTGCACCCGTGGCTGCACCCTTTGTAAGTGTCAAACCGTACCGGGAGATTGCATAAAATAACCTGCGTTCCGCATTTGCAGCCCATATCAAATTTCCCCCTTTGCTTTCTGTATGATTACCTGTATGAGGGCTTCCTTTCCATAGTCCTTGACGTATGCTTTCAGCTCCTCCTGATCTGCCTTGTCGAATGTGAGGCTTACGTTAAACAGCTCCTCAATGGCTTTCAGCTCCTCGTCCACGGTGTCGCCGTCGATAAGGCTGTCTATGTCGTTGGTGAGGCTGTCAATTTCCTGCTGGGTAAATCCCGTGAGGGTTGCGTCCTCTCCCAGCTCCGCCAGCAGGTCGCCCAGCTTCTCCTCGTCCCAGCCGCCCTCTACTTTATTCAGTGCGACGTTGAGCTGCCTCTCCTGCGTTTCGTCGAGGTCTACCACCGATACGTCTACCTCCGTTTCTCCCTCGTTCTCAAGGACGGTGAGCCGCTGGTGGCCGCCGACTACTCTGTTTGTCCGCTTATTCCAAACCACCGGGATAATCAGCCCGTATGTGGTAATGCTCCGGCGGAGGTTTTCATATTCCGTGTCGCCGGGTATTAGCTCTATCCGGGGATTGTATGCGGCCCTGTCCATGTCCCGGATTTTCTTCCGTTCAATCTGCATTACGATCCCTCCTTTACCTTGTTGATGATCGCCGTCGCCAGCTCGATTTTGGCGTTATCGGTGTTCTGCAGGTAGCTCTCTACGGTTTCCCTCGCTCCTGCCGGGAGGCTGAACGTCATAGTAAAGGTGCTGCGCTCTTTCTCGGATGAATAGTCTGAAAAATCCTCCTCCATGAGGTCTTTTATGTGGTCGTACTGCATGAGGAGGCTCTGCAGCTCCCAATCCTCGAAGCCTGTCGCCTCCATAGCCCCGGCCTCGTCCAGTTCCTGTAAAAGGTCTGCCAGCTTCCCTATGTCCCAGCGGCCCTTTACCTTGTTGAGCAGGACGTTGAGGATTTTCTCGTCTTTGTCGTCGAGGCTTACCACAACACACTCGATCTCCTGCGCCCCTTTTTCCAGCAATACCTTGAGGCGTTGATGTCCGCCTACGACGTTCCCGGTGCGCTCGTTCCAAATAATCGGCTCGACGTACCCAAACTCCTCTATGCTCCGGCGCAGCTTCTTGTACTCTGCGTCCTCCGGCTGCAAATCTTTCCGGGGGTTATAGTCTGCTGCTTTGATTTCCGTCGCTTTCAGCGTCCGTATTTCCATTATTCTCTCCTTTCCGTCCCTTTTCGGGGCATTTATCCGTATAAAAATACGCCGCTCGTTGGAAATTCCAATTCAGCGGCGTTTTCTCTCCGTTATTTCGCAGGTTACAGTATAGCACATTATGAAGTGAAAAGTAAATGGCGAGTTTGTGACATTTGCCTCTCTCATAGGCTCTCAATGCCGCCTACGCCGAACAAAAGAGCTGTCAAATCCGCTACGCATATATCCACGTCCCGGTAGACCGTCCTCTTGTCTATGTTCTCCCTTTTGGCGATCTTCTCCGCCGTCGTGTAGTCGTCGGATATGTAAAGCCCCTCCAACACTCTCCAATGCCTTGCGTCGTCTTTCCTGCTGGAACGCTTGCACATGATCTCGTAAACTTCCAGCATTTTATTCACATGGGTCATAATGATTTTCGTGGTGATGTAGTTCTTCTGAATACTCTGGACGAATACCTTTTCACTGGCGGCCCGGCTTGCCCCTCTCATAATCCCCTCAAAGCTCTCGTCTGCCTCCTCTGCGTCCTCCTCGCTGAATACGGCATTTTCAAAATACTTCTTGAGCCGTCTGTAATTGCGTAACAGGAGCTTCGTGTTATGGTACTTCCAGTCATATTGCTTCTGTCTGTACTTCTCCTGCTCCCTCTCCATTGCTTCAATGGCTGCCGCCGCTCCCATTTCAGCGCCGATCTTGCTTCCTACCTCCGCCCCGATTTTTATTCCCAGCGGCAAGGCGACGTTAATGGCTGCCTGGATTTTTTCGTCCATACCCTTTACTCCGGCCTCGTGTGCTGCCAGTACCGCCGCCTCAATCATTTCCTGTATGTCCAGTTCGTTTCCGCTCATGGTGAAGTCCCTCCTTTGATTTCTTAATCGGGAGTTACCTCCCATTCTGTCCGGCCTATCCCTCTTTGAGGAATTGGAGAACGCCGCCTATGTATCTGACCTTGTACTCCTGCACGTCCTCCGGGGTGATGTATTTCCTGCCGTAGTGCTGTTTCATTTCCCGGAAAACCGCCCACGGGATTTTGAAATACTGCTCAAATCCGAACGATACCATTACAAAACACTCCGCCCCCAGCTTCATATGCCTGTCGAGCTGCTTCTCCTGTTCGCTGGATATGACATTCTGCTGCAGGCGGTCGCTGTCGGTGTGCTTTGCCTCAAATACCACAGCTTTGCCTCCGGCCAGCGTCCCTTTATAATCCGGCTGCGCCATTTTTTCATAGTGTGCTATGAATTTCCCCTGTCCGAGGGATTTAATCGGGCGCATAGGCTCCGGCGTTTTGGTGATCTCCGCTATTCCCTTGAGGCGGTAGTGCTGACAGGCCGCCTCAATCATGTTTTCCCAATATTCCCCGGCTGCCTTGCTGCGCCTGCCGCTCATTACTGCCTTATAGTGCTGCGCCTCGTTCATCATACCAGCCCCATTTCTGCGGCAAACTGCGCAATCTTGTATGAAGTTGCCCCCTTAATGCCTTTGCATTTCCCCTCTGAAAGGGCAGAGAGGAGCTTTTGCACCTCGGAGGTATTCTCGTTAGGGTCTGCCTCCTCCGGGCTGTCCTGCGCCACGTCCGGCACTCTGACGGCTATCTCTGCGTCCGCCGCCCGGTGAAATTCCTCGACGAGCTGCTTGTCGGTCATTTTGCGGAGCCTCACGGCCTCCTCGTGGATTGCTCTCTCCTCCGCCGTGTATCTGTTCTTTCCTTTTCTTCCCATGTCGCCTATCCCTCCAAAATTATCCTTTCGATTTCCTTTACTACTGGGTCTACCGCTGCGTTTTCCTCTGTGGTTTCGCAGTCCACACATACCCAACGCCTATTTTCTGTCCCCGGTGGGTCAATCGGGTGCATAGCCTTACAGTCATAAAATGATTTTCCACATCTGCAACATTTCATTCTCTCTGCAGCTCCTCCTCTCTCCTGCATTTTTCGCAAATCGGCATTTCACAAAGTTCCCAATCAGAAATATGGGGATTGTAAACCTGCTTCACGTTTACAGAACGCTCTTTGCATAAGAAACAAGTCATTTTGATAAATCTCGGTAACTGGTTCATACCGCCCCTCCTCTCAATAGCTTACCCGGCGCAAAACACTCTCCGGGAGGCTGGGGAACATACCGCAAAAGAAATGGTACTGCTCCTCCCCCTCCATATTCTCGGAATAGTCCAGTATGCCGTCCAGCATAGCCGGGGCCAATGTGCAGTTATCCCCCGGCACATTGTAGTTATCATAAATCCACTGTCTAAATTCGTCCTTATCCATAGTCCGCCTCCTTATGCGAATGGGCCTTGCGGCCTGCTGTCCGCAAATTCCAGCCTATCAGCCTGTACCTCCGTTACCTTGTGATTTTTGCCGTCGCCGCCGGGGTACGTCCGGGTTCTGATCTCTCCCCGGACAACAATGCGGCTGCCCTTGTAAAGGTACTTGCAGGCAAATTCAGCCGTTTCCCTCCATGCGATAATCGTGGGAAAATCTGCGTCGTCACCTTTGCTGGCCCGGTCTACCGCCAAATTAAAGGAGGTGCAAGGTACATTCTGCTGGGTGTACCGCAGCTCCGGCTCCGCCGTAAGCCTGCCCGTTAAAATAACTACGTTCATGGTGTCCTCCTCCCCGGTTTATAATGAATGGTGAAATTTAAGGAATTGTCTGCCGGGGTTTGGGAAACTAAAATTTCTATCGCTTCCATTATGTCGGCTATCGCTCTCCCTTTCTCCCTCGCAAGTTCTTCCTTAAATTGCTTTACTCTTTCATTTATCTGCTTTTCCGCTTGCTTATCAAGCATTTCTGCAATTTGAGCTTTCATTTTCTGTATAATTTCTGCTTCTGCATTCATACCGATACCCCTCTTAATTCTCTCGGAAGCTCTCGCCTCATGTCGTCCTCTCCAACAATAGGAATAAGGCTGTCTTTCATAAAAAGCGGTATTCCGCCCTCGTCGCAATCGTCTTCGATCTTCTTTATCCACTCTCGCTCCGGCGTTACCTTTTCTTTCCGGCGGCCTGTTTCCGCCCCTAAGATTATCCACTTTGCGTAGCTGCCGTTATCTGCAATAGCCCAGCCTTTCGAGGCTACTATATCCTCCAATATCGGCTCTATGCTAAAAAATGTCTTTGCTTTCCCTGACATTTCTCCAAAAGCGTCCGCCGCCTGCTCCATCTGCGCCCCATTTGTAACCGAAGTGCCGTACCACATATTATCTCTTATCGGGAGCTTGTCAGCCCAATCGAGATCGGCGTATCTCTTTGGGTTTTTGGTGAGGAATAAATACTTGTGCTGTGGTGCTTTCTCGCAAGCTGCGAAAACCTCCTCTATCCAGCTATCCGGCACCCACGAGCCGAAAAGGTCTGCCATGCTACATACAAATATTGTCCGGCCTGCTTTCTTCTCATATTTTCCGAGGCTGTATCTGTGAAGTGTTGGCGTAAATCCAAAAGGATACGGCTGCTTTTTCCCATGTGATAAAAACGGGGTATTCAGTTCATGTGGTATGTTTAACGCCTTTCCTCCAAATCTTGTCGCTATCCCACGAGCGTAACAATATTCGCAATTATGATTACAGCCCGTTACCGGGTTCCATGTGCTGTCGCACCACTCTATTTTTGTTTTATCCATATACCCTCCTATGCGTAAATGCTCTCGATCTGCTCAAAACATTCCGCCAGCGTTTCTTTCAGCGGTTCACACCACTCCAATGTATTTGGCTCGCCGTCCTCCCTGTCAAGGTGTACGCTGTCCGGGCCTCCTGCGATTAAATATTTGCTTTCCTGCCAAATGCTGCCCGGCAAAACATATGTGTACTCATTTTCAATGAAAAATCCGTCGTCGTCGCATTTTTCAAATGCACACTCTTTTACGCAACGGTATCTTTTAATCTCCCCCATAGTCCTGCCTCCTATCGGTACTCTTTCCCGGTGGCCTTATCCTTGAGGACAATCCTGCCTACTACCTCAAATCCGGCAAGCTCCGCCGTCTGTTTCATTACCGGGATAAGGTTGCCTATCATGTTGAGACGTTCTGTTTCCTGCCGCCGTTCCTCCCGGCGCATATTGTTCCACGCTGTCCCTGCTGTCGGGTCGGGGTAGCCCTCGCCGTTTTTCTCCATTCCCATGCCTTATTCCAGCACCTCCTCTATCCTTGTCCCGGTTTCCTCCTCGACTATTCTGATTGCCTCTGTTATGGCCTCGTCCCAGCCCTCGGCATAGCCGTCCTGTGCGCCGCAGCCCCCGGCCTCATGGAGCCGTAAGAGTATGCGCTCGGTTCTCTCTTTCGTATCGTCGGCCTCTTTCGCTTTGTTTTTCAGTCGCTCCGCAAGTCGTGATACCTTGATGTCAATATCTTTCTGAATTTCCTCCCTGCCGCCATAAATCATAAGAAGCTGGGTAAGCATGATAATCACGTCTGCAATCTCCTCGTAAATGTTCTGCCTCGTCCGTTCATAGTCCCATGCCTCCGGGTACTTTTCTGCCCGGCGGTGCTTGAGCAGAGCTTTTGAAAGTTCGCTCATTTCTTCGATTGCCATATCAGTCTGCGCCTCTTTGCCGTAGGCATCTACCGCCTGCTGTAAAACTTCCGGGCGCATGGTCGTCGGGAGGCCGTGCTTTTCATAAACTTCCAGCCACGCTCTAATATCTGCCATTCCGTAGAGGCTTCTGTAAAACATAGCGAAAATCCCATCAAGATCGCCCGTGCCGTATTGCAAATCATCAGCAAGTAACTCGTCGAGCGTATCATTATCCATATCGCCTGCGTCTGCCAAACTGCCATGCTTACTACAAATCTCTCTCATAAGGTCACGGACAGAAATTTCCCTCTCGAAATCCCTGTACCACGCCTCGCCGTTTTTGACAAATACATGGTTGTGTGCCATTTCCCAATTTCCCATGTCGCTGGTGTCGTCGCAAATTCTTCTAAATTCCATTTCCATGTCCTCCTCAGTCTATAATCGTGACGTAGGTATTCCGGCGGCTGTTCAGCTCCAAATCTACCGGGCTACCGCAGTTAAGGCAGTTATAGTCAAATGTTTCGTCGGTAATGTTTGTCTTGTATTTCCAGTTGCTCCCACACTTACAATGCAGGTGCGCAGGCTTTAGGTCATAAAGCTCCGTCTTTTCTCCGCAGTCGCAGGTAAATTCGCTGATCGGGGTCTTTGCGCAAAATCCCTTGATTTTCCCACAATGCTCACACTTGATAAGCAAAAAGCCCCGGTACTCCTCCGGCTCATGTTCCTCCGGCTTCTCCGGCTCGCTTTTTTCCTCTGCCTTGCCTCTGAAATCCCCGAAAAGACGCTCTACCCGGCTCTGCGGCTTATTCTTAGGCTGCTCTGCTTTCGGCGGCTCCTGCGCCACGCTGGGGGTTTCCTCCGGCTCTTTCTGTGAGGCATACAGAAAAGCGTTCTGTATAAGGTCTAATGCCTGTTTCTCCGGCATATTAAAATTCAATTCCCCGAACGGGGTTTTCATGGTGATCTCCATTGTGTTCCCTCCTGCTCTATGTATTCCCAAACTGGTTGATAATGCTCTGTCTATCCGGCGCATTTCCGCTACCGTAACACTCCCTATGTACCGCTCAAGCCTGCTTTTGCATACCGTTACGATCTGCTCACAAAGGGCGATTGACGGACGCTCCGCCGAGCTGATATAGACGTGCGTGGGAATGTCTGTTTTTCTCTTTGTCGTGAGGTAAACCGCCTCCACGACTGGGGCGTATTTGTTCCCGATATCGTTGCTTACGATTACCGCTGGGCGTTCTCCTCCCTGCTCGCTGCCTGTCGCCTCTATGCCCGTGATGAAATAAATATCTCCTCTCTTTATGCTGGCCTTTGCCATTGGCTCTCCTTTCCCTATAGGGCGACTATCGCCGCCCTGTCAGTTACTCCGCAATCAGTTATCAGTTTTTCTTGAAATAAGCGGAGCGGAAGCCAATGCCGGGGTTGACACCCGCACGAGAGCTGATGAGGTCCGTATAGAACACGCCAGCAGCCGCACCGTTGTCCCAGCCGCCACCACGAATCGGGAAATATTCGCCGTCGGTGCTGTCTACATAGAAATATGCCTCCGGCTCTCCGGGGAATAATGCAAGCTCCTTGAGCTGTTCGCTCTCGAAGTCGATAATCACATTCTCCCACTCTGTCCCGGTGTAGTCCTGTTCGATCTCGGTCGCCGTGCATATGGTAATTTCTTCGCCCGATACAGATACGGCAATACTTTCCCCGTCGTCGTTATAAATGGGTTTCCAGCCGTCGCCCTCCTGCGTGAGGTCAATGTCGAGTGCTGCGTCGTTATTTTCCGCCGCCTGCAGTCTGCCGTTCTTTATCCGCAGGCCACGCACCATTTCCCATACATTACCGCAAAGGTCGTGTACCCCCTCCGGCGTGTGATCGTGCGTCCATGTGGCCGGGCCGCTGCCTGTGAGGGTCTTGCTACTATTGTCGTATTCCTCCCCATGCTCCGCCGGGTCTGAATGGTACTTTCCGCCGTTGGTGTTGCCGTGGGGGAGTGTTCCGAGCATGAGGCTCGTATCTGCCAGTAGTCCCCATTCCGCTGCCGTCAGCATATGCCAGCCCTCGCCCTTACTGAAACACGCTTTCGCTGCGTCGTCGTTCGTAATGTTCGTCCACGGCTTCTGATAGGGCAGGCTGTACGGCTTTCCGTTGATCTCGCAGTTGGGGTAGACGGAAAGATAAATCTCGTCATACTCTACGCCACCGATAATAAATGCAGGGTGTGTCTTTTCGCTGCCTCCGAAAAGTTCCTTGTCCGTGGTCTTGGTGAAGCGGCGCATAATGGAGGGAATACCTGCGTTGTCGTAAATCGCCACCACCTCACATTTCAATCCCGGCTGCGCCGTCGGCACGTCCGCCAGCTTGATCTCTTTCTCCGGCTCTCTCGCCGCCTCCTGCGTCCCAAACAGCCCCTTGATTAAATCCGTGTCGAGGCGGTCAATATCCTTTGCCTCAAAAGTGGTTTCCATGCTGTGATCTCCTGCGCTCTGCGTCTGTCTGATTTTTACCTCTGCCATTGTCATGTCCTCCTTACTGATTTTCCTCTATCCGTTTCTTTGAAAGTTCCGTATAATCCGGGTTTAAGTCAATCCCTATAAACTCCCGGCCATTTTTCTCCGCAACTACCGCCGTCGTGCCGCTGCCTATAAACGGGTCGAGGACAATTCCGGCCGGCCTGCAACCTGCCAGTATGCAAGGCTCAATGAGCTTTTCCGGGAATGTTGCAAAATGCGCTTTTGCATAGCCCTGTGTCGCCACATTCCAAACGCTGCGCCTATTTCTAAGACCTGTTTCATTCTCGCTGTTTCCGTGGCTCTCTCGCTCCGTATCGGCTGAATTATTGAAGCTTCCGTGATTGGTATAAGCTCCGCCGCCTCTGAATGTTTTGGCGTTCCCTTTTCTCCTGCGTCGGTTCGGTGTGGCCGCTCCCCGACTGCCTGCTGGCGGCCTGTTGTCAAATCCTACCGCAGGCTCTCTTATCGCCTCATAATCGAAATAGTACCTGTCCGATTTTGTCAGCAGAAAGATGTACTCATGGCTCTTGGTGCAGCGGTCTTTCACACTCTCCGGCATGGCGTTTGGTTTATTCCAGATAATGTCCTGCCTCACATACCAGCCGTCTTTCTGCAGTTCCAGTATGAGGCGGTAAGGAATGAGGCATAGCTCTTTCTTCTTTACATACCCTCCCATGCGCCTGCTCTGTGAATAGGTGTCCGCTATATTTATCCATAGTTTTCCGTCCGGGCGGAGCGTCCTGCGTACCTCTCTGAAAACGCCAACAAGGTTGTAGATATACTCGTCAACCGTCCTCTCAAGGCCAATCTGTCCGTCTATACCATAATCTCTCAAGTCATAGTAGGGCGGAGAGGTAACGCAGCAATCTATGTAGTTGTCCGAAATCCGGCGGAGTACGCTCAATGCGTCGCCCGTGACAATTTGTGATTTTTCCGTCAATGCCTGTTCCTCCTTTACCTCCACGGAAATCCCGTTCCTATCACTCTTGAAAGATTGTAGATATACTGTCCGCATCTCACGCAGCGGTCATGCTTTCCCCAAAATCCGAGCTTTTTCATTCCCCGGACGCTCCCGGTGTAATGGATTGAGGGGTGTCTGTCCCTCTCTGCTTGCGTCAATTTCATGTATCGCACTCGCTCGCCTCCTCCGCCCTTGATAATGCCGCCGCTATCTCCTGTAGCATTTTGTCAATGTCCTCTGCGTCCTTTACCAGCTCACGGGTAGACGGTACGCCGCCCGTGCCGCTCCGCTTTGCCAAAATCCAAATTTCTATGTGTTCATCAATGTCGAAGCCTGCGGCGTATTCTCTGACTTCCGCCGGGAGATTTTCTACTCCGACGCATATTGAAAAGTCCTCGCCTGCCGGGGAATACTTCTCAAGTTCTACCCTGCCGTCGTCCGTGTAACTGCTCACCGCCCAGCCGTGATTTTCGAGGACATCAAGGTATTGTTTCTCAATCTTTTTCATGCCTGCGCCTCCTATCCCGGCAAATCAATGTTGACAATGATCGCCTTTATCCACGGCATTTCTGCGTAGGTTTCCTTAGCCTCCTCGTCATTCAATAATGTAAAAATCTCCTCGCCCTGCCTCTCACAAATAAGCCGCTCAACCTCCGAGGGGTCGTTGTCGTCCCGGAAGTATACCCTCTCCTCGCAAACGAGGTATTCCCCTATGTAGCTGCTCCCCCAAGCTCCGAGCCAACGCCCGCAGTCCTCGCCTATGATTTCGTAATCCACCATAGGGAAGACAGGCAGCTCCGGGTTCTCCTGCATGAGCTTGAAAAGCTCCTCCCGGTAATGCTTCTCCTGTTCCATCATACCTCAACACCTCGCTCTCTCAATGCCTGCGTCCAGTGTTTTTTGATTTCCTCCGGGCAGTGCGCCATAGCGTCTGCCCATGTCGGCCAGCGTCCGTGCTGATCGTAAAATTTATATTGATATGCAAGGCTATCCCGGTTATGCGGCTGCTCCGGGTCGTGTTTTACTGCACATTCCGGGCAAGTCCCCTCCGGCACGTTGCCGAGCATTGTCATACCGTGAACCTCTTTCAAATATCCCATGTTATTCCTCCTGTTCTCCGGGGATAAAGTCAAACAGCCCCATTTGCCCCGGTATTGGTTTCGCTGCCTCCTCTGCTTTCTTCGCCTGCGCTGCGCACTGGCAGCCATACCCTCGCTCGACGGCCTCTTTACTGGTAAGGAGCCGTCCACACCTCAAGCAGCGACGGGCCTGTATGTAAAAAATACCGTCTTGCATTGAAATCCTCCTTATACGCTGCCTCTAATGTCCTCCCATGCCATAGTCATTACTTCGCTGGTTTCCTTGAGGCGGCTTATGATCGCCACGATTTTAGTGTTGTCGTACCCTTTCGGGGTAAGTGCGTCGGCCAAATCGTCGGCGTTGTAATTCGTGGTTACAATGGTCGGCTTCATGTCCTCATAGCGGTCGTTCATAATGGCATAGAGGGTACTCATGCTCCAATCGCTGCATTGCTCTTTTCCGAGGTCGTCAATAATCAGCAAATCCACTTTCTTGTAAATATCCAGTACCTCATGCTCTTTTGCTCCCTCGAAGCCGAAAGACTTCTTGATGTCCTGCAAAAGGTCGCTTGAGGTCTTGCAGATTACAGGTATTCCCTCCCCGATAAGCTGCAGGGCAATCGCCGCCGCAAGGTGCGTCTTTCCTGTTCCGTTCGTCCCCTCTATGTAGAGGCCGTCCCCCTTTGCCTTGTGGTATGCAAAGTTATCCGCATAGTTTTTGGCTATGGTGTAATTTTCCTTGCGCCCAGCGGTGTCACAACGGAAATTCGGAAATGTCCGCTGCTGGAAACGCTTCTTTATGCCGCTCTGTCCGAGTAGCCTGCTGATCTTCTCCTGCATGGCCCTCCGGCGTTCCGACTCCTCCTCGGCCACCTTGCGCTCCGCCTCTTTCCTGTCATACTCCGCCCAATATGCCCGTGCCTGCTCGCACTTGCACCGGGGCGCAATCGGTTTCCATATAAAAATTTTTCCGCCGATTATAATCCCCTCTGCCTCAAGCTCTTTTCCGCAAAACTCGCATTTACCCCATTCCGGCGGCTCTTTCTCCCACCGTATTCCTCTTTCCTGTGCCTGCGCCGGGGTAATGATATTGTCAGTTGCCTTTGAAGCCTCCCGACGGCTTGAAGCCTCCGGGGGTTCCTGCCGGGGGCTGTTCATCATGTCCCCTATCCGGGTTAAATCCGCCATAGTTATTGCCTCCTTCCTGCGTCCACTCATTCAGATAGCCTTTTGCGTTCAGCCAGCTCGCCGGGTTCGGTATATACTGCCTCTCCCGGAAGCGGCTGTCATATTTCTTCGAGGCCTCCACCGCCTGTATGATCTTCTCTGTCATAGCTTCGTCCGGCGTGGGGTCTATTTTCGCCCATGCCCTCTCTGCCGTGGCCCGGTCTACCTTTTTCGGGTACGCCGCATAAAATCTCTCAAATAATGCCTGCTGTTCTTTCGACAGCGGCCCGGACTTTTTCGACTTCGCCCCTGTCCCCGGCGGCCTGCCTCGTTTCTTCGGTTTGTCCTCCGGCGGCTTTTCCTCTGCCGGGGCCGGAGGAGCCGGGCTTTCCTCCTCTGTCGGTTCCGCAAATGGCCTTTTGGGTGCTGATACCGTCCTCTTTGAATATACGTCCTGCAAATTATCCACGAGGCTCTGACACCAAATGACCTTACGCTCCTCCCAAAGTTCTTTGTCAATGTTTCCGAGGTCTGCCAGTACCTCAAGTATTTCGCTGATCGTGTCCTTATCCAGTTTCATCAAGGCAACGAGGTATTTCTCGTTTGCCGTTGCCGAGCAGTCGTAGTAGTGTCCCTCGCTCCGTCCGAGCAGTTCCAGCAGCTTAAACCAAAAGGCATACCCGTCGTTCCCCCAGCTCTGTTCAAGTATGAATTTTGTACGGCTGTCCGTGCTGACAAAATGCGGAAAGTAATCTACCGTCTGCTTTCGTGGTCGTCCCAACGACTACACCTCCTTTTTTCGGGCATATCCGGGGCGGAAAACCCCGGATAGCCCCGTTTATCATTCATAAATAACTTTGCTGCCCTCTGCCGTCTTTACCACGTCAACACTCTGCGGAAATCTCGACTTCATAGCCGGGTCGTGGGTGATCGCCATTACCTTGAGATTGCCATACCGCTGCTGGATAGCCTCAAGTGCGTCGCAATATGCCTGTACTCCCGGTGCGTCGAGGAAAGGCGGCTCGTCGATAAACAGAAATCCGAGCTGTACGCCTGCCTTGCTGCTCTTAATCTCCGAAAGGGCAAGGATTACAGAGAGTGCCGCCTTTACCCGTTCGCCTCCGCTCCGGCTCATGTACGGGAGCCGCCCGGTGTCGCTGTCGTTGATGATGATGTCAAGGGTCGTGACCTCTTTCTTGCTGTTGGATTTCAGTATCTTTTCCGTTACAAACTCCACGCTCATATGCCCCTGCGACATTTGACCGAGAATATTGGTCGCCGTCGCCTCAAAGATCGGGATAATGCTGCGGATAATGTTATGCGGTATGCCGTCCTGCGAAAATGCCTTTTTCAGCTCCTCGTACCCGGCAGCCTTGCCTCCCAGCTCGTTCATCTGCTTCTGAAGCTCCGCCGCCTCCGCCAGCCTCTTTTCTGCCTGCTCCAACTGTTTCTTGAGGCCTCCCAGCGTCACGTCTGCACTCCGGGCGTGTTCCTGCAAAGTCTTAATCATTTCCTCTGCGCCGTCCACCTGCGCCTGCAATACCTCTTTGCCGACGGTCTTGCTCTGCTCCTGCGCCAGCTCCTCCCGTGCCTCGGCAATCTCCGCCTCAATGGTTTCCAGTTCTGTATCAAGCTCAAGGACACGCTGCGCCGCTGCCGCTTTCTTTTCCCGTGCTACCGGGAGCTGCTTTTCTTTCTCCGTCCACTGCCGGGCGACTGCGATCTCTGCCTGCAGGCGGTCATAATCTGCGCTGGCCTGCGCCACTTTGGTAAGCTGTGCCGTAACCTCCGCCAGCTCTGCCTTGCCCTTTTCGGCGGTCGCCTCTGCGTCCGTGACGGCTTTCTCAAGCTCCTCCGCCCTCTCGGTAAGCAGTTTCAGCTCATTCCTCTGTGCTTCGAGGCTGTTATATTCCCTTTCCGCCGCCTCAAGACCAAGCTGAACGCCACGGAGAGCGTTGATTTCCTCCGGGTGGTACAAACTGTCGCCTAATTCCTTTTGCGCCAGCCTGAGGCTATCTGCGGCACTCTGACGGTTATCTGCGTATTCGTTTTCGAGGTCTGCTACCGCTGCGCCTGCCGCCGGGAGCTGCTTTTTCGCCTCTAAAGCGTCTGCGAGGAATTTACAGCTTGCCTTTTCCACGTCCGGGCAGCCGCTGTCATTCAAAAGCTCCACCTTTTTCCGCAGGGTGTCGAGCCGGAGCGTGAGGCGTTCGTGCGCTGCCTTATATTCCCGGTCAAGGCGGTCTACCTCCGCCTGCGCCGTCTGTACCGCTGCTTTCTTCGCCTCGTAGTCCGGGGCAAGGGCTTCCAGTTCCACAATCCGGCTGGCCGTCTTTTCGTACTCTGCGTGTTTCCCGGCCAGCTCCTCCTCACGGGAGAGGGCCTGCTGTAAGGGGCCAATCTTCATCAGCGTAAGGGCGGCTTTTTTCTCCCTCATTTCCTTTGCCGAGGTTTCCGCCAGCGTGATCGCTCCCTCAATCTGCTTTTTTCGGGCAGTGATGTTGTCATAAGTGGCCTTGCCTTTAATCAGCTCTTTCTCCTGCTCCAAAAGGGTGTTGAGCTTTTCCACGCCTGCGGTGATCTCCGCCTCTCCTGCGAGGATTGTGTCGGCTGCCGTGATAATTCCCACCTGTGAGGTCTTTGCGGCCTCTTTGGTGGCTTTCTGCGCCGTGAGCGTGGTGATCTTGCTGTTGAGCTTGATTACCCGGCCTGCCGCCTCAATCTGCGTATTCAGTTTGACCTTGAGGCCGTCCACCTCTGCCGCCTTTTCCTGCGCCTGCTCCTCAAGCCTTTTCCGTCGCTCCTCCGTTTCCTCGATCTGCGCCGCCAGCTCTCCCTTGTCCGGCAATCCAGCGGTAATGGTTTCCGCCTTGTCTGCCAGGGTGCGGATAGTGCGGTTTGTATCCGTGGCCTTTTCCGCCGCCAGCGTTTCCATGCCTGCATAAATTCCCAGCCCCAAAATGCTGCCGAGGATATTCATGCGGGCCTCTTTGTCTGCCTGTAAAAAGAGGCCGTACTGGTCTTGCATGATAAGGGCGCAGGCTTTCAGCGTGAGGCTGTCCATGCCAATGATGTTGATGATCTCCTGCTGGGTGTCCTTGAATTTTTCCTTGCTGCGGTCTACCCATTCGCCCTCGATAAACTCCGCAATATTGAGCGTCGCCTTACCGCTTTTCTGCCGGGTACGGGTTACACGGTAGAGGCGGTCGCCCAGCTTGAACGTAAATTTGATTGCGCCGCTCCGTGCGTCCGGGTCGTTGCAAATCCAGCCCGTCAGCTCTCCCTCACGGGTTTCCTCGAAAAGTGTGTCCGCCATAGCGTCCATAAACAGGCTGCTCTTTCCTACGCCGTTGCTGCCGTTGATCGTGCAAAACTGGATATCCTCAAAAGAGAAAGTTTCCTCCCGGTAGTTGCGGTAGTTCTTAACCTCAATCTCTACCGGGACAAACAGCCCCGTATGCCGCTCCGTGGTGGCCTTTTCCGTCGCCTCTGCGATAATCGGCCTTGCCAGCTCGATAATCTCCCCGATACGCTCCGGGGTAAAATTCTTCTCCACAAGATAGTCCGTGAGGTTTCCCTCCGGGGTGCTGTCTGCGTCCATGCTCCGGCGGTCTACGGTTATGGTGATCTTCTGCGGCGTAACCTCCTGTACCCAAAATGCCCCAGCCACTTCATAAAGCCAGTTTGTAAGTACAGCATGATTGAACGCCTTGTTATGCTCGTCGGTGCAGTCATAAAGTACCCGGACTACTTTCCCGGCTGCCTCGTCTGCATAATCGAATACCGGGGCGGAGTTCAGCCAGTCAGCTCCTCCCTCGTTGATCTCCCTCACGTCGTCGTCTTTCAGCCGGATAGTGAGGTATTCCCGTGTCGGAAGCGGCTGGAACGTGCTGAATACCGACGGGCCGGACGGCTCCGCTCCGGGAATGCTTGCAGGCTCGTCTACAATCTCATGCAGCCAATAGCCTCTCTCCTGTCCCTCGTCGTTGAAGTTGAGCGCCGATATTGCTCCGCAGTAAAACGTATTCTTGCAGCCCTCAAGCTGCTGGGGGCGGTGAATGTGGCCGAAGCAAACGAGGTCGAAGTCTGCCGCCGCCAGCGTGGAGGGATAGACCACAGGCTCAAACTGACTGAAAAAAGCCGTCTGTCCGCTCTCCATGTTGCAGCCCGTAATGGTATAATGCGATACCAGCACCGTCGGGCTGCCTGCGCCGCACTGTGCCTTGAGGCCGATAATCATGTCCTCAATGGACTTCGTGAAAATCTCGTTTTCCTCCTCTTTCGAGAGGCCGGGGTGCTTCGCTCTGAAATAGCCCCGGTCAAATCCCGGCAGGCAGGCAATCTGAATTACCTTGCCGTCGTAGCTGTGGTATGCGCCTGCGCCCGGCTCCGTGACAATATGTACGCTGTCGTCACTCTCGAACGTGCTTTCCAGCGTCTTGAACTGCTCCTCGCTGTCGTGGTTCGGCGTTCCTCTCATAACCACTACCGGGCATACCTCCGACAACTCACGCAGGAACTTTACCGCCGTCTGCTGTTCCTTGAGGCCTCTGTCGCTCCATACCCTCGCCTGATGAAAAATGTCCCCGGCGATTACCGCAATATCCGGCCTGCTTTCCCTTGCTCCTGCCACCAGTGCGTCAAGGCACTTGCAAATGTCCTTATATCTCAAATTCTCCCCGTTCTGCTCCGGGCCGGGGAAATTGCCAATGTGTAAATCTCCTGTATGTAAAACTCTGATCGCCATTACTGATTACCTCTCTTTCTCTGACAAGCCATGCAGAGCGTTACTCCGTAGGTCTGCTGGCTGTATTTCACTACCCCGTTGCTGCACTTTGCGCCGCAATCGGCACAAATCGTCGGGTCATAGTCCAGGGCTGTTTCTGCCGCCCTCTGCTGTCGCTCCTGCGCCTCCCTCGGCGGTTCTGCCGGGGCCTCCCGGTATGCTGCGCTCTCCGGCTCCGCAATCGGCTGGCCGGGCGTTTCGTACTCCATGCCCTCCTCCACGTCGTCCTCGACAAATATGGCTTTCCGTGCGTCCGGGTTGTGTCCTCCGTAAAGCTCCTGCGCCGAAGAAAAGAAGTGCCTCACCGCCTCCTGCTTGACCGTCTCGTTGTCGAGGTTCGGTAAGAGATAGGCAACGACGAACGGCTTTTGAAGCTCCTGCAGGCTGTATGTGTTCTTGATGTGCATGGCTGCCCGTAATGCCCGGTTGATCGCTTTCGTTTCACACATTTCCGAGCGGAACTTCAAAAACTCCCTGCGCTGATTGTCTGTCATGCCTGCCGTTGCGTCTACGACGATAATTTCCTTGTGCGCCACAATCTCAATATTCTCCCCGGTAAGCTGTGGGACGGAAATCCTCGCCTCAAATTTTACGTCTTTGTTTCCGCAGGCTCCGCAGTTGACCGGGCGGCCAATGCTCTTGTTGACCTCTGCGCACTTCTGACAGGTGGCCGGGATAATCGGGCGTGTACCCAAAATCTTAATGCCTGCCGCTCGCATGAGCTTGTTGAGGCCCTTTTTCGTGAGCGCCCAGCCGTCGGCGTTCCTCTTGTTCTTGTCCTGTAAATAGATTTCCTTGTCGGCCTCATTTGTGGAAATCTGCACGGCGTTCATCACGGGCTTGTGGATTTCCGCAATCTCCGCTACCGTCTGCATGGGCACGAGCAGGTTATACCGCTCCGCCGGGTACTGCGCCGTGATCTGTAATGCGTTCTTGCCGCTCGCTGCGGCTGGTGATAATTGCTGTTGTGACATTTCAATCCTCCTATTGCATTTTATAAATCCCTGTGATACAATAGGGGTACGGTGATGGGCGGCTCGTGTTTTAGGACACGGGCTGTCCTTTTTTTACCCCCATATATTCGTCTGCGTGTTCTAATATTTCCATGAGGTCAAGCGTGAATTTTGAAAATCGGCTGCCCCGGACGGTTTCAGCGATAAGCTGCGCCAAATACCACGGCTGCCGCCTCGCTCCGTCCACGTCGCCCTCACGCTCAATAATCCCCTTGAGCTTTCGCTCTGCATAGGCTTTCGCCTCATCCCACTCTGACGGCTCTATCGCCATTCCGAGGTAACGCTCTGCCAACTGTTGTAAGGTAGCCTCCAAAGACCTCACCACCTCTCAAAATCAAATCTTTTTCGCACTCCTCCGGCTTCTGCTCTTTCTTGCAATCGCACTTTTCGCCGGGGTCGAGGTTGCTGCCGCAATCCGGGCAGACATTGTAGTGTGCCATTGGACTATCCCTCCTTGTAAATTTTGTTGCATACCCGTCTGTGGATTATGCAATATGCGATACAGAAAACCACGGAAATCGCCAGCCATTCACTCCCCATAGCCGCATACCCTCTTTCCCACCAGGCGAACGGCAAAAGAACTGCCGCCACCAGTGCCGACGGTACCGCCGCTGCGAAAAGCTCCGCTACCAGCAATAGCGTCCATGCTCCTATCTGCCGTAATTTCTGCCTGCGCTTTCTCCTGCGCCGTGCCTGTGTCCTCGTCATGCTCTCTGCCTCCTATCTGTAAAATTTGTGGTTGCCGTACTGGTAAAGGAACTCAAGGTTTTCGCTGTGCCAACTGTCCTTATCGCAGCTCTCGAAGTATAACGCTCCTCCGCTTTCGTCCCAGCCCTGCATAACCAGCTCCAGCGCCTCATAACATTCCCTGTTCGGCTCCGTCGTGTAATACCTGCCGCCCTCCCGGACCGGGGAGAACTGCCTCGGCTGAAATACCACGTCCTCAATCGTTCCGGGGAAATCTTCGCTCCATACCCGATTTAGGACTACCAGCATTACCAACGCCTTTCCCTCCACGCTTTCGCCCTCGGCCTCCGCCATAGCGATTTTGAGTAGGATTTCGCTGTCCTCTGCGCCCCAATCCCGGCTCCCTATCATGCTGGCCTGCGTAGGCTCCGGCTCTGCCTCCGGCGTGGTGATCGTCCCGGCTGTGGCTGGCGTGGAAATCGCCAGTGCCTCCGGCGGCGTTCCCCTTGCGGAGCTTTCGCTTACCTCCGCTTCGCTGTCCGCCCGGCTGCTGATCGTGTTAAACGCCGCCACTGATAAAACCAGCGACACAAGCAAACTAACGATTATCGGCGGATATGTCCGTATCTTCCTGCTGTCCATAATTTCCGGCTGTGGCGGCTGCACTGAATTGCCTCTGTGCCTGCGCTGCAATCCGTTTCAATAGCTGATCTACCTCGCTGGCGGTTTTCCTGCAGTAGTTGTCAGCTATCTTTATCCGGGTATTGCCGATTGTAAAATCTCTGACAACATTCGCCCCAACCATTTCGCACCTCCTTTATGTGAATTTTCCGAGCTTCGCCGCCCTTTCCAATACGGCGAGATTTTCGTCTGCCCTCCGGCGGAACTCCAAAAGCCTGTCCCGTAGCTGGGGTATGAGTGTCTGCTCGCCCTCCTCTACCCTGTCGTCCTCCATGAGGAGGGATAGCTGGCGTGTAAGCTGCTCCATTTCGTAAACTGAATTTTGCAGCCGTATCAATGCCCTTTCCGCTGGCATTTCGGGTATCTCCCTGCAGTCCTTTCCCAGCGGACACTCATTCACGCAGTACCACGCTCGCAGCTCCGGCTCGTTGTATGCGTCCGCCATGAGCGCTACGACTATGTTCGGCGGTCTTGTGATATCCAGCTCGTACTTCTTGAGGCTGTCCTCCGTCACACCGGGGAGGTAATCAATAGCCCCGGCTCTTGTCAAGAGCTTCTCGTTGTACTTTGCTGCCCTCATTCGTGCCTCGTAGTACCGATTGCCTACAGCCTTTGTTGCCTGCCTCGACATTTATTTCCACCTCCTCCTGCGGTAAAATTATTACAGGTTGAAAAATGGAGCTGACGCTGTTTGCGACGCTCTCCGGCTTTTCTTTGCCTGCTATGTCCCATTTCGGGGCGTTTTTGGGTAAAAAAATTTACTTCCTCACAGGCATGGTATTGTCAAAAATGTCGTCGCCGTAATAGTTCAGCACTCGCTTTATCCTTAGTGCCAGTCGTAACGACGGCTGCTTCTCTCCTGTTTCAACCTGTGAATAGTGGCTGCGGCTCACCCCGACCGCACTGCTGAATGTCTGCTGCGTGTAGCCGTTTGCCTCTCGCAACTGCTGTAACTTGGCTCTCATGCGCTTGCTCCTTTCTTCCTTTACGCCCCTTTTTGGGGTTCTGTGATACATTATAGCCCCTTTTTGGGGCATAGTCAACCAATTTTCTAAAAATTCTTTTCTTGCCGTTTCGCTTTTGCCGATTTTAGGGGCAAATACTACACAAAACGGGGCAATACTGGTATAATAAAATATTACGGAGGTGCTACCTATGCAAAAATTTTCTAACCGCCTCATATCCCTGCGCAAAGAGCGTGGCCTCACGCAGGAGGATTTGGCAAAACTCATAAACAAAAAGCGTTCTACCGTGTCCGGGTACGAAACAGAGGGGAAAGAGCCAGACCTCGAAACGGTCTGCGTCTTTGCTAAGTATTTCGGCGTGTCCACTGATTACTTGCTCGGAAACTCCGACGAGCGTAACAATGTGGAAACGGTTTTCTATAACGACAAGGTAAATTTCGAGCGTCATTTTAAGTCAATGCCTGCGGAGCTGCGCCCGGTCGTGGCAAAGTGCTTTGACAGCTTTTACCTGCTGCTGGGCCGTGATATGCAGCTTGCCCGGCCGGAGCGCCTGCGCATTTACGAGGAGCTGCTTCATAACCTGCAATCCCTCCGTGCTGATATCCGCAAGGCAATCGAAGCCTCCGGCGGTGCTGTTACTGATCCTGTCGCCCTCTCTGATCTCATGGCTATGCAAAGCCAGCTCAAGAATGAGGTTTCCGCCCTGCTCGACAAGCTCATGCAGGCCGACATGGAAATTGCGTTTAACATCAAGAAAGACGCAGGCGGCGGATTGTCCGAACGGTCGGCAATGTAATTTTTGTGGATTTCCGCCCCTCCCCTTGAGGGGCGTTTCCTTTGGAGGTGATCTTTTATGGCTTACTGCCTTTACCTGCGCAAATCCCGTGCCGACATGGAAGCCGAAGCCCGTGGCGAGGGCGAAACGCTGGCCCGGCACGAAAAGCTCCTGCTTGAGGTTGCCAAACGTGGCCCCTATACTGTCACACAGATTTACCGGGAGATCGTGTCCGGCGAAACGATTGCCGCCCGTCCTGTCGTCCAGCAGCTCCTGCAGGAAGTTGAGGACGGCTTGTGGGAGGGTGTTCTCGTTGTCGAGGTTGAGCGGCTTGCCCGTGGGGACACAATAGACCAGGGCGTTATGGCGCAGGCCTTTAAGTATTCCAACACGAAAATCATTACGCCGCTCAAAGTCTACAATCCTGCGGACGAGTTCGACGAGGAATATTTCGAGTTCGGGCTGTTCATGTCCCGGCGTGAATATAAAACTATCAACCGCCGCTTAGTCCGTGGCCGCCTTGCCTCTGCCAAAGAGGGCAAGTGGGTTTCCGGCGTTTCGCCTTACGGCTACGAACGTGTCCGCATAAAAGGCGACAAAGGCTGGACGCTGCGCCCCGTTGAGGAGGAGGCCGATATTGTCCGCTTCCTTTTCCGGCTCTATACCTCCGGGGAGGAGGACGAGGCCGGGAATGTCCGTCAATGCGGAACATACACGCTTGCGCTCCGGCTTGACAAAATGGGGGTTGCTCCTCCGAAGTCTGCCGCCTGCTGGAATGAGCGCACCATACAGAAAATGCTTCAAAATCCCGTGTATATCGGGAAAATCCGCTGGAATGTCCATAAGTCCAAAAAGCGGATTGTAAACAATGCCGTCGAAGTCGAGTATTACAAAGCTCCTGCCGAGGATATTGTTCTCGTGGACGGCCTGCACCCGGCCATTGTTGAGGAGGCTGTCTTTCAAAAGGCTCAAGAGCTGATGAAACAGTCTGGGCCTCCCCCGGTTCCGAAAAAGGACGTTGTGAAAAATCCGCTCGCCGGGCTTCTCCGTTGTAGCAAGTGCGGCCATAGCATTGTCCTGCGCCCAAATGCAAGCTGCGGTATGCTTTACTGCCCTAACCGGGCTTGCAGTAACATAGGCTCAAAATTTGATATTGTCGAGGAGCGGCTGCTGCAGGCTCTTTCGTCGTGGCTGTCCGATTACCGCCTTGAATGGTCTGATAAGTTCCCGGCGGAGGAACAGGCTCTCATTGACCTCAAGTATAAATCTCTCAAAAAGGCCAATAACGAGCTGGAAACTCTGCGCAAACAGCTTGACCGTACTCACGATCTGTTAGAACAGGGCGTTTACGATACCGACACTTTCCTCGCCCGTTCCCGGTCGCTGAATGAAAAAATCGCTGCCGCCGAAGCTGGAATAGAGGCGCTTACCGCCGAAGTGTATGAGGACGAAAAACGTGCTGCCAG